TCGCCTGGCTCATCTAAATCACCATCACCGTCGATATCGCCTGCTGGCTCTTCGCCGCTTTCGTTGCCCATCAAATCAGCAAATTCTGCTTTTAGGTCTTCTAGTGCGTCTTCAATGCTACGAAACTTGTCTTCTAAGTCGTCTTCACCGGCTTCACCACCAAAGTCGTGATCCATTTCGCCACCTTCGTCTCCAAAGTCGTGATCCATTTCGTCGCCGCCTAGTGCTGGCTCTTCTCCTGCTTCATCGTTCTCTCCTAGGCCGTCAGTTTCGTCTTGGGTAATTTCATCAACTAGCCCAGAAACCTGATTGCCACCAATTTCTTCTTCCATGGCCTCTTCATCCATGATAGATTCGTAGATATCGCGGCTGCGCTCTACTACGATTTCGTGAAATAGTTCACGTGCTGCTTGCTCATTATCATTGATAATGTGCTCAATCAACTGTTCATATTTGTTCATAAGAACTCCTTCTAAATATGGTTTCGTAAAGATATTTACTAATATACGTATATATCTCGGTTATAACGGTGTTTTTGCGGTATTTTTTAAGGGATTTATTACAGAAATATTAAATTTACAGTAAAGATATGTAATTTTGTTATATTCCAGGCATAGCACCGCCCTCAGGTGCAGGAGCTTTGTATTGTTTAGATATGTTTTTTAATTTCTTTTCGTGCTCAAATTTACGCACATCATTGGCCATTCTTAGCTTGTTTAGATGTGCTAGAGTTAGTCTTGTTTTGCGTAGATCACTGAGTTTCATAACAGAATGATCATCTTTTTCTGTACGATATCCAGCAGGCATTTTCTCAGGATTTTCAAATAAATTTACTAGTAACATATAGTTTATTTACTCAAAATGTATCAAACCGCCGAAGCTGGTGCTGCTGCTGCAGGTGCTCCACCTGGGCCGCCGCCGCCCACTGCTGGTGCTGCCGGAGCAACGCCAAGATCCCCCAAGTCACCTTCAGGAGGAGTCACTGCTTCCAAATCACTGCTGAGTCCACCAGGAGTCACGCCTACACTACGCAAGTTTGGTTCTGCACTGGGTGCATTTTCAACATCGCCTTGTTCTTCGGTCCATTGTGTTTCATTTTCGCTCATTTCAGCTTCACTCATACCTAAATAACGTTTCATTAAGAAACGTTTACTAAAGTAAGGGTATTGTTCAAGTTGTGTAAATGTGCCAATACGTGCACTATCTACGTCTGCTTGACGATATTGTGCAAAGTTTTGTGGTTCTTCAAATACTAGATCAAATAGTTGTCCATCAATATTAATGCCTCTCCAACGCATAAACATCTTAAACTCGTGATCAAGTTTGTCAATAATCATTGCTTGTAAACGCTTACAATATTGATTAAAACGCCATTCTTGTATTAATGCAGTTCCAACTCTCCCGTCTGTTACTGCTTGTGTACCATCATCTACTCCTGTTGGCAAATAACTACTTGGAATACGTAAACCACGGAATAACTTGTTAGTAAAGAAGCGTAAGTCTGTGATTTCACCTAGATTTTGCCCGCCTGCTAGTGCTTCAACACTGGATCCGCGGCCATCTGCGGTGACCGGGAAGAAAAAGTCTTCGTTTGTGCTTAATGGATTATATGTAGCATCCATCATATTCTGCCCACCACCAGTTTGTGTAGGAATACGACGTTGGTGTATTTCGTTTTTGATACGTTCTACAAAAGCCATAGCCATGTGTGTTGGCATGTTGCCTACATCAATTTTAAACACACGACGTTCCGGCGCACGTTGCACACGATAGATAATAATAGCATCTTCAAGCAATTCTTTTTGTTTAAAGACTTTAAAAATATTCTCTAGTACAGAGTTTCCAAAAGGCCAATATACATCCAACCCTTCAGTTAAACTTACATGAACTACGTGTTCTGCATTAATAACTGCTTCGTTTTGTGCATGTTGAAATCTTGATCCACCACCCATACTACTGCTAGGTTGCACATAAGCACCCGATGGACCACCAACTTGGGGGTGATTCATAAATGTATCACTGGTACTAACTGCAGTCACAGTTAAGTTTTGAAAGTTAGGATTTAAATCTTTAACAATATACTGTTCAGGTTTTTTACCTTCGGCTTCGTTAACAATAACTTTGCTAACTTTACTCATTTCTGTCCAAAACAATTTAAATGTTTCAGGATCACGAATAAACACTTGGTCGCCATATTTTAGTACATTGCGCACAATTTTAAATATGCGTTTGTTAAATTCGTTTAATGCTACCCATTGTTGAAGTTGTTCTTTGATAATTTTAACTTCGTTGTCTGTGGGTTTTTCTTTATAACTGATATTAAATGCAGTATGATTTTCTAAATTCTTTTGTGTGCAGAATTCTGCTAAAATATCCAAGGCCGCGTTGATTTCACTGTCCATGTCCATTTGTTCGTATTGATTATAACGCTCAATACGATTTGGGTGTCCAATATAAACTTCAGGTAACTTGCTTTGATAGTTGCGATACCCAGGATCAACAGAACGATTGTTGCCCAAAGGACTTACGTTAGTTGGTAAATTAGACGATTTAAAATACTTTTTCCACGTGGCCATATTATTCTTCCAGTAGTATATTTACCATGTTTTATGCGGTAGCACTAAGAAGCTTGCGCGATATATCTTTGTGATCTTTTAATATATTCAACATATCTGCGTTTTGTCCAACAATCTGTTTAAACAAATTTGCCAATTCAGTCATTTTAGATGCCATATCATCTGTTTGTACACGTGATGTTACTGCACCTCGACCAGTTACCAATTCTGGACCACGTTCTCCAACAATTGTGGGACCTTCAAAATACCCACCATCATCCCGGTGTTCTATATGTGGAGGATCACCTCTTAAGGTATTAAATCCGTATTTTGCTAATAATCCTGCGCTGTTTAACTCACTAACCTGTTGACTGTTTAAATCAAGTGCACGACCTTTTCCGTGCCAACTGGCACCAGGTTTGCCTACTGGGTTTCCTTTTTTGCCCCCACGAACCCATTCATCGTACAACTTTTGTTGTTCTTCGTCACTGCGGTATGATGTATTAACCTGCACAGGTTTTCCGTACTCGCTGATCATTTTTAAGAAATCAGTACCAACGTCTTGATCAAGATTTTTAAAATGCGCTTCATCGCCTAACTGTGTTCCTGAAAAATTAACAAGTTTAAGTGCATCCGACAGCCCGCCACCGCCTTGTTGTAGCGTATCTCCAATTGTTTTATGTGGACCACCAAAAAATCCTAATATACTCTGGCCAGCTTTTTTTTCATCTAACAAACCAAATGTTAAACCTGAAGCTATACTACCTGCAGCACTTGCAGCACGTTCGCCACCGGTCGCATCTCTTCCGCTGGCTATACCAAGATTTTCCTCAGCATGCGTGGCTCCTTGGTATCCTTCATATATTGAAGTAGCCGCTGCCAACGGTAAAGCCGCTTTGCCGGCTACTCGTCCTAAAAATTTCCCGGCTCGTCCAATTTTGCCTAACAAGCCGCCTTTTTTACTAACTGCACCGGCTGCATCTTCAGCTGCGTCTAGTAATCCGCTACCACCTGGTGTTTTTCCTAGATGAGATAATACCAATGGTATTGCGGATGCAATAACCCCCGGCAATATAGACATAGCAAGTATTTTCCAGTCCATGCCTTTTATTGTGTCTTTTATAGCATCTACCATTCTACCTTCAGACACATCTCGTAGTACTTTAACTGACTCTTGTACTTGTTTCATGGTCTCATCAACTGCACTGGCAAATAGTCCTAGATTATTAGCAGCTAACCCTTCCATGTCAGCTAAGAATTGTTGATTTTTTTCTACTAACGAAACTTCGGGCCCAGCACCACCTTGAGCACCTTGATTTTGCCGTTCAGCAATAAGTGTAGCAGTTTTTTGTGCATCTGCAAATCTGTTTGCCCATTGAGTTTGATTGTTTATAGATTTAGCAGCATCTGCACCAGCACCACTTTGTACTCGACCAAGCGTTTTACCTAATTGATTAGATTGTTCTAGTATTTCTTTTTGATTACTTTGATAAGACTTAATTACTCCTGCTTGATCTAAATTATTTTGTTTAGCAAGTTCAAATTGTTCATCTTGTGCTTTTCGTATACCATCATTAGTAGCACGACTAATAGCTAGATCTTTGCTTATAACCTGACCGTATATTTGTTTTTCTCTGAACGCACGTTGATCTTCTGTACTCATTAGAGCCATTGCTTCAACTGTTTTTTTGCGTTCTTTTTCGTTTAATCCATTTAGATAACTATTAAATGCCAAAGTATCGTTATCTTGACGCAGTTTTTCCATTCTTGCTTTTGCGTCTTGACCAGTAATATCTGCGATAGTTTTTAGACTTCTAGCGTATTCTGCGGTTTGTGCAGCTACTTCAGCATTACTGGCTTTTAACTGTCCACTAGGACCGGCCATTAACGCCATAGTTTGTGCATATGCATCGGCTTGATCCTGTGCAGTCATGCCCAGTGCATACATGCCTTCTTTGGCGGCTCTGCCACCAGTTTCCATTGCATCTGCTAGACGTTTGCTAGCACCGCCTACACTTAAACCAGTCTTTGATAAATTATCTTTGTTTGCTGAAACTGCTTTACTAAATTGTTCTAGAGTTAATCCTGCACGTTGGCTAGTATGAATCATTTCCATCATACCGCCGGCAAATACAGCACCCGAAGATGACATTTCTTGGAAATTGCTGATCAACTTCCTTGTTTCTGTCATCATAAAGCCGATGCCGGCTTTTACCAATTCAGCTAATGCAGATGATACTGTTCCTGCAGCAGCTCCTAGTGCCGAAACTGCAACCCCGGCAACTCCCAGTGCCCCGCCAGCTCCAGCAACTGCTTTTCCAAAGTCCATCATAGCACCGGCGCCAACTTGTATGCCACCGTTAAATTGATCAACTTGTGCCGTCATTGTTGCGGCAGCTGCGTCCATGGCATCGCCACCGGCCAAAGCCGCTTTACCACCGGCAAAAAATGCTTTAGATGCTCCTGCTATAGCAGTTCCGGCTAGTGTGCCCAATGATGTTTTAAATATTTCTGTTGCTTTATTTCTAGCATTGGCGTTTTCTAATTGACTCTTGGCTTCAATTAATGCTGATTTTTTGTGTTGATCAGATGTATTGTTTATTTGTTTGCGTAGATAATCCAGTTCTTCTTCTAGATCTTCAGCAGTTTTAGTACCTTTTTTATACTCGGCATTTAAATCTTCAATTGTTTTTGTTATTTGTTCGTAGGTCTTTTTAAATTTTTTATTGGCATCTTGTGTGGCTTTAATAAACTTCAGAGTTTCGGCCGCAGACACTTGATCGCTCTTGCCCATTTTTTTCAAATTTACAAGATGCTTATCTATTAAATCTGCATATTCTTTACTAGACGCTCGCAGTCGTTCCAGTTCGTCGTTTATTTCTTTGTCATCCATGGATTTTTACCAATAAATATTACAGTACCTTCAATTATATTTATAGGATAAAAACATGTCAGAAATTTCGAATAACCCGTTAGCCAAACATTTTAGGCAACCTGCACTGTATATTAACTTAACCAGCGGTGGACGATACTGGAAAAATGGTAGTCTAGAATTACCTGCAACTGGGGGTATTCCAGTCTTCCCGATGACAACCAAAGATGAAATTACCTTACGGACTCCAGACGCATTGGTAAATGGAACTAGTGTAGTCGAAGTAATTCAAAGTTGTGTGCCAAATATCAAAAATGCCTGGGAAATGCCCAGTGTTGATGTTGATAGCACACTGATTGCTATTAGACTTGCTAGTTATGGAAAATACATGACTATTAAAAGCAAATGCCCTGCATGCAATGAAGAACATGATTATGATGTAGATCTAAATACTGTACTCGATGGTATTAGTATGCCTGATTATTCTACACCAGTTAAGTTGCCTAATTTATCAATAACACTAAAACCAATGAATTATCAACAGGTCAGTCGTGCTGGGAATATTAGCCTAGAAGAAGAAAAACTAATACAAGCACTAGCAAATCCTGACGTTGATGAAGATACTCGTAAAATTGAGTATGAAAAACATATTAATAAAATGATAGATCTCAATATCGAAAACGTTGTTAGCTGCACAGATTATATTGCTACCAGCGATGGTGAACGAGTATCAAATCCAGATTTTATTCAAGAATTTTATACTCAAGCAGATGCCGGAGTTATGCGAGCTGTACAGGCCAAAATTAGAGAATTAGCCGAAGCTATTGCAATTAAGCCAATGGATGCTACCTGTGATAGTTGTGATAATAAATTTCAATTAACTATAGAATTTGATTACGCAAGTTTTTTCGCTCAAGGCTTTTGAACTCAACCGCAGATGAAATTGATGCGTTAATCAACGAATATGAATTAAGTTCAAAAGCCTTACGTGAAGAAGCATTACGAATGTGTTGGTATATGAGAGGTGGACTCACTTATACTGAAGCTATGTATTTGAGCAATAGTGAAAAAGATTTAATCAATAAAATAATCAAAGATAACATGCAAACAACCAAAGACTCAGGACTTCCTTTTTTCTAATATGAATTTAAAATCAATAATTACAGAAACTGCCGATTGGCCAAAACCAGGAATTAATTTCCTTGACATAATTCCCATACTCGAAACTCCACTGGCATTCGACTACTGCGTAAAGCAGTTTATGCCGTTTGCAGAACAATCATCAAGTATTGTTGCAATTGAAAGTCGTGGATTTCCAATTGGCGCAGTATTAGCACAACAACTAAAACTACCATTGGTATTAGTTCGTAAACCAAATAAATTACCAAGACCGGTATACTCTCAGAGTTATACAACTGAATACAGCACTGACTCCGTCGAAATTAAACAATCAGCAAACGTAAGAGACTACCCGTTAATTGTTGATGATTTACTTGCAACCGGCGGCACTGTAACGGCCGCAGCAGATTTATTAAAAAATAACTTTGCGGTTAATTTAGTTAGATGTGCAGTTATAATAAATCTTAGTTTTTTACCTGGTGCAGAGTTGTTAAAGCAAAATCAAATTGAATTATTAAGTTTGGAAACTTATTAATGGATAATATTATATTATTAGCACTTAAAGAAGAAGCTCCTGCATTAGCTGCAAGACCAGATGTGTTTTTTACTGGAGTTGGCAAAGTAAATGCAGCTATTGTTGCGGCACAGTTAATTGAACGTTATAAACCTACACAAGTAATTAACTTTGGCACTGCAGGTGGTATTACTGTTGTATCAGGACTGCATCAAGTAACTCGTTTTGTACAACGAGATATGAATTGTTCAGCACTAGGGTTCGCAGTAGGGCAAACACCTTACGAGACTGAACTAGCACTAGGCACAGGACTAACTTGTAGCTCAGGAGATAGTTTTGTTGACAATCCAGTGTTAAACGTACCCGCAGACCTAGTAGATATGGAAGCATATGCTATAGCCAAGGCATGCCATTTAGCTAATACCAAATTTCTTTGTTATAAGTTTATTAGTGATACTGCTGATCATAATGCCAGCACCGAATGGGTTACTATGATCTCAGCTGGTGAAAAGTATTACTTAGAAAAGCTAAAACAACTACAAATCATATAAGATGTCTAAAGACATCTGTTGTTTCGCTCTCGCTCACAACACTTTTCTTACTCGCTTTAGCGAGATAGTTTCATCCAGATTGTTTGGTCACACTTTGCCCGCACAGGGCAAAGATTGCTTCATCCGAGTTACCTCAGTCACTTAGCGTTACTGCATTACAGAGGCGGTTGTCCGGTACCTCGAGCAGCGTCTTTTACAACGGCGGGCTTGTATCTATACGCTAACATACATACAAACCGTGTAGCATCAACTGCTACGTCTTTTTCAGCCTTAGAATCCTATTCAAACAATCAAACTCGGGCATTACGAGTCTACATCCTTCTCGGGTAGTGATTGAGCACTCTTAACGGCAGAGATTTACGTCCGAGCGACCCTAGGTCCTCTTTTCATGTACACAAGAAATTAGCCTGTGTGAGCCTTAACCGTTTAATTTGTGTTTAATGTGGGAGCCATGGATACGGACTTGTATATGTCCGTTATAATAATCGTCGGATTCTAAGACTTGGTGTCTAAATTGTTCTCTTGCTTCTATGTACGAGCATTCTGCTTTACTATTGCAATAAAAAAGTATTTCTCTTTTAAAATTTTCTTTGCCTAATAAATTCACATCCTTAGTAAGTTCTGGACTGCTACCATAGTAGTCTCGCCAATCACTATCTATTTTACTGCGAATTTTCTTTTTCTTCTTTGTGCCGTTTTTGAGTTTTACTGTTTTTTGTGTTGTTTTAGAGAATTTTGCTAGTTTTTTGCCTATGTATTTGCGTCCTGATATTGTATTTGTGATCAAATATACAAACCCCACGCAGTTGTCGGGTAAGTTTTCGATACTAGTGCCTTGATAAAACCATGTCATTGTGTAACATAATTATGCCTTAATGTGCCATGATAAAAATTATGTTATATCTACGTCTGTGTTATAGGTTGTGTACCCGTTTTCTTTAACTACACGCAGAGTATTATTAACACGTCCGGCTAGTTCGTCTTTGTGACTGACTAACCAAATACTTTTGTTACTATCCCTGCTCATTTTCTTGAGAATACCTAAACTGTTTTCTACTCCGCTACTATCCATTCCCGAATCAACTAACTCGTCAATGAACAACAAGTTAATAGGTTGATATAAACTTTCCCAAACATCCCGGAATGCCCAGGATAAACTTAAAATAAGTCTATTGCGTTCGCCGCGTGATAAGTTATCAAAGTCTAGATCGCGTCCTAGTTCTGTAATGCTAACCGTTAAGTCATTGTTAAATTTTACAGTATGTGGCAAGCCGATACGATCTAAGTATTGTCCTAGTCGTGCGTTTAAGTAGGATAAGTTTTGATCAATAATACGCTTACGGATAAACGAATCTTTGTTGGTTAATAGTTTTAACAAAAACTCTTGATGGTCTTTAATATTGGTTAATTCGTTTATTAAATCAAAACTGATTCCTTCAACTGCTTGTTCCTGCATATCCCGAATTTGTTCTGCATAAGGATCTGTCTCACTTTCTTTTGCAGTAAGTTGAGTTAGCACACTAGCCATGCTACTGCGGTGTTCAAATGCATCCGACTCGTCGCTGTAATATACCTGCGGTTGAGTGCCTAATTCGCCTAATTCTTTTAACGCATCAGTATGTTCCATCCATTGTGAGTTGGTTGCTAGTGCTTGTAGTGCGGCTTCTTGCAATGCTAATTGTTTGTCTGCTAACATCTTTTCGTGATTGTTATCATGTAGGTCTTGCCCACACGCATGGCATCGGTGGTTTTCTAAAGCAGTAATTTCTGCTTTAAGTTGGTCAATTAGTTTTTGCTCGCGTTTTTCATCTAGTTCGCAACGACGAATCCAGGAGTTTAATTCGGCAATTGCTTTTCTTTTTACATTATACTCAGATAAAAGTTTATGTGCTGATAGTTCTGCTTCAATGTCTAAGGTGCTGAGTTCGTCGTAGGCAGACTGCAGTTTTGCAATATCTTCTTGACGTTTATTTTGCCAAATTGTTTGTTTACGCTTTGTGGATTCAATTTGTTCTTCGATACGCCGGTTAGCATCTGTTACTGCTTTAATTCTAAATTCTTCTTGACTGATAGCATCCTTTGTGGCTTTTGTTTGTTCTTTTAATGCTTCGGCTTTTTCACTTAGTAATGTAATACCTAACAACTGCTCAATAATAGCACGCTGGTCGTTGGCTTTTAATGCTAAGAATGGCTCGGTGTATGTATTAAGTGCAACAATGTGCTTGAACATATCGTGGCTCATACCTAACATACGCTCGATGTCTGCTTGGGTTTCTCTACTATCGCCTTGTGCTTCATCAGTGATTTCTTTTTCTTGATCATCAACAAAGAATTTCATAACGCCGGGTTTTCGACCACGCTCGATACGATAGTTAATGCCGTCTTTTTCAAAATCAACACATACCATCATACCTTTGGTATTTGTTTTGTTGATTAGGTTATCTTTTTTAATGTTAGTTAACGCATTACCATATAATGCAAATGACAACGCATTGATGATCGTAGTTTTGCCAGTACCATTTCTAGCACCCGAATCGTCCCCGCCTAAGTCTAGATTTTCACCTAAGACTAATGTAAGATCATTGCGGTCAAAGTTAACTGCTTGCGTGGCATTGCCCACGCTCATAAAGTTTTTTACAGTAAGGTCTTTTATCTTAAACATGCATTTTCCAATGAGATAGGTCTTGCTCGATCAAATCTTCAAAATTGTCAATGAAATTGTTTATTATTATAATATCTCGATCATGAAAAGTCAAAGTTTTTGTATATGTTGTTTTATTGATATACATAGGTTGTAACTGTACACTTGGTATTTCTAAAAAGTTAGTTATTTTATCAAGCACAGCCTGCGGATCTTTTTTTATATTGTCGTAAAGTAAAATCATAGTGTTAGCAGGCAACCTTTTCATTATTGGTACATAGTCGAAATACTGTAGAAATGTTGAAATAAAGATTGAATCATCTATGTCAGATTTCCAAAAATTATATAAACTATTGGCATAGCTGTAAGGATCTCGAAAAATAACTGAGCGATGAGTAGCAACAGAATCTAGTAAAGCTAGTTGATAACTGTCTAGCTGCCATAAATTTGTATTAAAATTTACACTAAAATCTTGTTCTGCAAAATAATTTTGATACACACCGTTGTGGACTATTTGAATACTTGGTTCTTTTTCAGAATTAAATCTCAGATTTTTAAACAGCCACGATGTAGCAGTTTTAGCTGTTCCGTAATTAATGTAGTGTTTAAATCGCATGAATAAAATCACGTATTGGGTGGAAGAATTCAAAAATTAAATCGCCCATAAAAAATAAAATATGATTATCTGTTACAGAATAGTCTACTTTTATAGAGTTTATATTAGCATAGTTAACGAAATTACTATGGTATATATTTTTACCAATGCCTAATTTGTTCCCCGTAACCCTCCAAAATTCATCAAAAATAATCATTGTTATTTCTACTGGGTGAGACATAATTTTTGTATTATCACAGTTTATGCGTATACTATAAATTTTATCATAATTAGGTTGATAATCAAATACATGAGAGCCAGTACCTGATTTAACACTAACAGTTTGATTGTCAAAAAATATATTAAAATCTGTTCCAGCAGAATAGAAGATTTCTAATTTCATTACAAATTTCTATAAATGTCTAGTAATAGATTTGGGTCGTATTGTTTACTGTCGATAGTATTAAGTTGACTATATACAATTTGGTCAACACTTTCAAATTCAATATTACCTTGTATTTCGTATTCAGTTAAGTCTGTTACCTTAGCAGGTATAAGTGTAATCTCTCTAAGATTGTAAGTACCAATAAATGTTTCTTTGATAAACGTTGCTTCTTCGTAACTAATATCGATATCCAAATTAACACGCACATGCATGTTTGGTTGCAACATTGCTTCTGTGTGCTTTAACACATCACTAAGTTGGAACACACGATACTTGGGTTGATTGGGCCAAGCATGATATTCTGGAGACTCGCCCCATTCTAAAATAGTTAGCCCACGATCATCGTCGCCGGCATCGGCATAGTTATGTGGGAAACAGTTGCCGATGTAGGTAATATTCTTTTGAGTTTGTCGTTTATGAAAGTGTCCAGTAAACACATGATCAAAGTGGGAGAATTGTTCTCTACGGACTTCCCCGTGTTCGGGCATCGCAACCATTGCGTTCATTAAATAACCAGGCAACTCAAAATGTCCAAATACATATTTGCCTTTTAATTTAGGAATTCGTTTGTGGTCATCACCTACCAGCCAAGGCGCAATAACAACGTCACCGCTGTTAAACCAATCATTGACAATATGGATGTTAGATAAATGTCTTGCCCATTCAACACTTTGTACATCTCTCTTATCCCGATAATAAAGATCGTGATTACCAGGTATAAAGTACACATTTGAAAAATGTTCATTTAAATGCTCCAATGCTTGCAGACTATATTGCAAAGTTAAAATATTAATACTTGCACGGTTGTTGTGCCAATCACCAAGAAACAAAGCAGTTTCACACCCCTCTTCTTTGGCTTTAGCAGTTGCCCATTTTACAAACTTCAAACAGTCCTCATTATGTAGAGTACTGTTTGACTTTAATCCAAAATGTATATCAGTAAATAATGCGGCTTTTTTAAATAAGTTACTCATCTCGCTAGTTTAACAACTATATCTAATAAAAGTCAAATAGTTATTCTTCATAAATTGGTGCACTGCTCCCGCTGCTCATACCCTGTCGGGTGTAACTTGGATTTAGTCCATTCATTTCTAAAATATCATCACGCAGATTTTGATTGCGCTTTTCGATGTTTAGTACACGAGTAAATGAGTTTGTAATTGCGGCTGTGTAGTAAGCAAATGGATTTTGTGATTTGGACTCATCAAACTGCAGTCCAATTTGGCTTAACTGTAACAATGCTTGACTGCGCATTTCGTCATTGTAGGTATATCCACGCCAGTTGCTACGGGTAGCATAGCGTTCGCAGAGTTTCATAAACATATGAGCTAACTTATTGGTCATGGTCCCGTGATCTTTGCTGAAACTACCGGTATCTAACGGACCCTTCCAGTGACTTTTACCTACACAAACAGGTTCTCCAACATCATTTAATTTGTAATGTTGGAAAGGTGGAAAATTACATTTGGTATACTTTATTACTGCTATTTCTGCAGGATCATCGTATTCACTAACAACAACTTCCTCTTCAACTACTGCTTTTTTACGTTTACTTAGATCTTCCGGTATATGTTCCCAGGTCATTATCCTAAAAACCACATCTGTATCGCGAACATCTTTGAGTTTTACTTCAAATTCATCCAATTTACGTTTAATCCCAGATTCGGCAACTGCTGCTTCGTGAGCCAATTTGGCCAATCTTTCAGCACGATTTTTACGTCCTTGCATGATGTTGGTTTTGTTAATTTTCTTAACATCGGGCAAAATTATATCATAATCGGCATCTGCACGATCCAGGTATGAACAATACGTGGTTTTACTTTTATGAATCTCTTTTAAAATGTCCTTGTTGTTAAGGTAGTTAGTTTTCATTAATTTTTCCTTTAAACTAAGCATATAATACACATTATAAATATAAAAAGCAAGAGGATTTTTATAATGGATAATACGGTACTAGATACTGGCGACGACGGATACGGCCCTGCACAAACTACCACCCCTGACGCAGTTTCGGGTGGGAATACACCGTCATTCTTTGATAGAATAGCATCAAAATTGAATCCCATTTTTAATCCAAATACAAATTTAAATCCTAGTGTATTCAATACTCCTAATGCCAATAACGGTGTTCCTTCAGTGACTTTTACTGGTTCTGCAGCATCGGGTACAGACTGGCGTTTAAAAATTAAGTACGCTGGAACTGCCCTGGCATATGCTGGAATTATGCAACCGTTAGCAACAACAGGGGGTGTCATATTTCCACATACTCCGTCATTGACAGTTCAGGAAACTGCAACCTATGGAACACAAAAATTAACACATAGTAATTACGCACAATATTTTTATGAAGGATCCGAAGTACCGGCAATTAGCATTTCTGGTGAATTCACTGTACAAAATACCTCTGAAGGTGCATACTTGTTGGCAGCAATCTACTTCTTTAGATCAGCTACAAAAATGTTTTTTGGTACCGGCAACAATGTTGGAAATCCACCACCCGTATTAAAGTTAAATGGCTACGGCTCTAGCTATTTATCTGATGTTCCGTGTGTGTTAACCAGTTTTTCACACACAATGCCACAAGAAGTAGACTACATTGATATTGGTGGGCCTTATGCCACTAGGGTGCCTACTATCAGCACAATACAAATATCAGTGCAACCAATTTACAGTAGAAGTAGTCAACGCCAGTGGAACCTGTCGGACTTTAGTCAGGGCAAGTTGATCACAGGAAAAGGTTTTCTATAATGGCAATTACATATAGCAAGACAAGTCCATATTTTGGAACTGAACTATTTGGTCAATTTTTAGATGTAATGACCAGTAGACCTATTACTGCACGTGCTGATGATGTTTTATATACAATTGATAATGTGTATCAATTTAGACCTGATGTTTTGAGCTTTGACTTATACGGCGACAGTGCATTGTGGTGGGTGTTTGCACAACGTAATCCTAATGTATTAAAAGATCCACTTTTTGATTTTCGTGCCGGAGTGCAGATCTATGTTCCTAGAAAAGATACATTAACTGCTGATTTGGGATTATAATCAATGGCTGGTACAACGATTAATGGATTAACGTTTGAGTTATCAAGTGCTGGTCAAGTTTTAGTAACAGGGCCCGGAATACCAAGCTCCGGAATTTTTATAGGAACTTATAACAATTTAACAATACGCTCGTTTACATCAGCAACTACTAGTCCAAATGTAACAGAGCCTGCTACGTCGGCATTACTTGCTATTACTCAATCAGATCTTGAAGCTATACAAGCCGCAGTGGCCCCAACTCCACCTGCACCAGAACCACCACCTGCAGAAGATACAGTAGCACAAACACCCACTGCCAATCCTCCTGAAGAAGAAGGAACTCCACTTACAGAAGAAGAACAGGCAAATATTGCTAATGCAGCACCGCCTGGAGAAGCAAGTTATACTCCGCCAGCGACAAATACAACAACCGCAGAACTGCCACCTGCAGTGGTAACAAAATCTGCTACTCAGTCTGTGGGAACAGATACTCCAGCCGGTGTTGCCACAACTGCTGCGTCCGTTGCAACCGGCAATCCATTAAACGATTTTGCCAGTTATACATATAATTTAACTTTGTTTATTTTAACTTCTGATGATTTTAATAATCTAGCAAAATCTTCTAGTGGGTGGAATCCTCAACAGGCGTTGATCAGCAGTGCTGGTAGATACAATGACAATACCGCAAATTCTGTTACTGTTAGAAACCCAGAATTTTTAGATAACTTTTATTTTACTCATTTAGATATTTCTACAGTAATTGGTCTTAACGAATCATCTCGTAGTAGTAATTCTATTGAAGTTAAATTTGGTATTATAGAACCATATGGCATGACATTATTAGACAGATTAATAAATGCCAGTACCGCACTGGGTGGATCCAACTATACTGCACAACCATATCTGCTTCAGATTGACTTTTTTGGTATAAAAGAAGACGGGTCAATGACTCAACTTACAAATCAAAGAAAACGTATTCCGATTAATATTATTGATTTTAAAATCAAAGTAGGAAAATCTGGTGCCACCTACGATGTAAGTTGTATACCTTACAACCATGTGGCGTTAACAACTTATAATAACAGTAGTCCTGGAAGTTTTGAAGTTACCGCGAGTACTGTTGGGGAATTTTTTGATCCTAATTCAGATAACAGTGCCAGTGCTGCGTTAACAAATTATAATCGGTTAGAAACAGATTTGGTAAATGCACAAACTGCATTAAATTCTGCAACTACACTAGACCCTCAGTATAGATCAAAAGCAACACAAGTAAACGATGCAGCATTAAAATTACAAGCTGCACAACAAGCATTGGCAAATGCAAATTATAATGTAAAAAGTTTTGCTGACGCTTGGAACAAATGGCACCTAAATGTTAAAGATGCTAAGATTGCCACAGAAAATAATGAAATAGCTTTTGTATTTGATGATGAAATTAAAAATAGTAAGATAGTTGATGCAGACGGTAGTACAACAAGTCCCGGACAAACACCCATGACAAATGCTGCAGGTAAAACTGCAGAAGCAAAAGTACAGACTGGTGCAGCAAAATCAAACAATAACTATCAAACCAGCAAAAAAGCATTTCATGTTGCGCAAGGCGATAGTATTGTAAAACTAATAGAAGATGTTGTACGCCAAAGCGAATACTTTAGAAGTCAATTGATTAATGATGCAGAAACTAAAAAGTTAGATTTGCCAACCAACAAAGATATAAATTGGATTAAAATAATTCCGCAGGTTGAATTAAAAAGTTTTGACACCAATAGAAACGAGTATGCTAAAAAAACCACATACTATGTTAAAAAACATACTGTTAAAAATACCAAACATCCACAGGTTGCACTAAGCGGACCACCTGCACCAGTTAAAGAATACAATTATATCTATACTGGACTGAATACAGATGTATTAGATTTTGATATAGAATTTAATGCTGCTTACTATGTATCTGTTACCTTAGATAAAAATTTAGTACAATCAACCAGCGGAGCACCTGTGGCACAAATCGACGCAGATGCACAATCTACCGCAGGCATTACTCCTCCGGTACCTAATTCAGTAACTCCTAGAGTTACTAAAGTAATTGGCAACGATGCACAAAGTAGTGCGACCATGGACGCCAGTAGAGATGCCAAAGCACAATTGGCCAGCAGTTTTATCAAATCTCTTTATACAAATGCACAAGGAGATATGATATCATTAAAACTAAAAATAAATGGCGATCCAACACTTATAAAACAAGATGATGTGTATGCTAATCCTAGCCAATCTGACTATGCCAGCTCACCAGGCATAAATCCAGCAACTGGCAGTGTTAACATGGACTCGGGGCAGGTATTTTGTCGTGTGAATTTTTTAACTCCAACAGATATAGATACAGATACTGGGCTACTAATAAAAAATGCCAAGTATACAAATTCTACATTTAATGGATACTATCAAATTTTAACCGTAGACAATCATTTTGCCAATGGTAAGTTTGAACAAACACTAGAACTAGTTAGAATATTTGATGTAGCAAATCCTGCTACAAACGTAGAACGTAGCCAATAAGGAACTTCGATGGCAGTAGATAATAGATCAGGAAAGAAAACACCAAATTGGGTTAATAGAGAATCTACCGCAGGTTCTCGTATAGACCCAGGCCCGTTTATTGGCATTGTCAAGGACAATGTAGATCCCGCACGACTAGGAAGACTAAGAGTTTATATTCCTGAAATATCAGGTAAAGATCCCACAGTTGAGGATAACTGGATTAAAGTTGAGTATGCAAGTCCTTTTGCTGGGCAAACTCCCGGTCTTGGGGCCACAACAAACAATGCATTTGGTAGTGTAAAACATACCTATGGATTTTGGGCAGTCCCGCCAGATATTGATAATCAAGTTTTAGTTATGTTTACCCTAGGTGATCAAGCACGAGGATTTTATTTTGCTTGCTTGCACCCAAATCTAAGTAACTACATGACTCCAGGACTTGCTACTGCTGTAGATGTGGATTCTTCGGGTGTTAGTGATACAATTAAGCCTGCTATTGGCAAAGACAGTGTGTTGCCGGTTGCGGAGTTTAATGTAAACGATGTTGCAAATAATGCCAGCAACTGGACAAACAATAAAAAACCTGTGCATGATGCTCAAGCACAAGTATTAATAAATCAAGGTCTAGACAGAGATCCTGTACGTGGGGCAATTACTTCTAGCAGTCAGCGTGAAGCACCGAGTGCAGTATTTGGAATGAGCACACCGGGGCGAGCACTACAAAATGATCCCGCCGACGATCCAAACTTTGCTAACAAAGTAGCCAGTGGGAAATATAATCCTGATGATTATGCGGTTACCGGTCGCAAAGGTGGACACACATTTGTAATGGACGACGGTGATATCAATAGTAAAAATAAGTTAGTGAGATTACGTACATCAGGCGGTCATCAAATAATGATGAATGATTCAGAAGATGTTCTTTATATTGCCAACATGGATGGTAGTTGTTATATTGAATTTACCGGAGAAGGTTATATAAACATCTACGGACAACGCAGCATTAGTCTGCGAGCAGAAAAAGACGTTAACATACACGCCGATAATGATATTAATTTAAATGCACAAAATACAATTCGTATGCATAGCAACACAAGTATAGAAACCGAAACAGATGTTGCAACTGATTTGGCGATAACAGGAAAAACTTCTAAAGGCGGTTATATTGATGTTACCAGCGATAGTAGTCTGCGCATACAAACTACAACGTTTGGATTAACCGCCAGCGATAGTTTATTGTTAAGCAGTGACAACGGTGGATGGACTGCAGCCGAGGGATTGTTGTTTAAGTCGGCAGTTGGCGGTTGGACAACCTCCAACGCACTAACCTTTAAATCAACCGGCGGCGGATGGCATGACACTGGAGATTTAACATTAAAAGCCGACGGTAAGATATATCTAAACACAAATACACCCGCTGATCCTGCAACGCCGCCTGCACCAGACACACCAAACGATGTTAATTTGTTTGATTTTAACAATGGGTTATACAAACAAGATGATACAAGTTATACTTCTGCTACAGGAAAATGGGATACAGTAAGTCAAAGTGCAGAAACAGTTGCGGCAATTATGCCTGCACACGAACCTTGGATACGAGTAAGTGGCACTAACAACATTGCTGAAATAGACAATTTAGTTAATCAAAAACCTGTACCAGTTGAGAAGTCTAGTTCTGCACCTCCAAATACTCCATTAGGATCCGGAACTGACAACAATACCGGGATCAACACTTCAGGAGTGTTGCCTAAAAATCCTTTGACTGACGGCTTAGGCAACAGCGCCGGAGTCGGTGGTATTGCAGCTGGTATAGCTACTGCAGTCAACGGAACAATACCAAATCCAGCTTCTGCAACCGACATGTTAGCTGCAAATGTTCCTGGTGCATTTCCGTTAACTCCTGATAAAGCCGCGGCCAGTATTGCAGCCAACGGTACCGCAGGTCTAAATCAGCTAACAGATGCAGTGGGCAACGGAGCAAATCAGCTGGGATTGTTAGCTAGTTCAACAAATATAGTTTAATATGATACCTACTTTTACCAAATATCAAATTCGCGGACTACTAGTTCAATTGACTAAAATTGACTATGTCACACCAACGAACCCACAGACCATGTTTGGCAGATATCGCATACCTGATATTGTACTACAAGCAAAAGGGTACCGTGACGCAAATAACAATTGGTTAGGAAAAAATGCAGTAAGAACTACTAATACATTTGTATTAAGTACCGGACTGCAGGACACAATAATGGCCGACATCGTGCAGAGATTATACTTGTCATTGATCAATAATGGCACTATTCAAGATGGTGATCCTACTGATGTTGCTGCTGGATTATTGTTGGTAGCGTACTTTTTGATGTCTTGGTATCCCTACGAAATCACAGCCGCAGAAGCAGCTCGTCAATGGAAGTTGAATGCTCTAAGTCCCGATAACATTGGATCAGCACAGTATTTTAACTATGGTAGATATGCAGTGAATCAACTAAGTACACTATATTAGGAACAGGCAAATGGGAGTTTACGATCAACTCAGTAGTCAGATGCAATCGCAGATATCTAGTATATCTAATGGCGTATCATCGGCTATTCCCAGTGATGGAGTTGGCAGCGGGTTAAGTCTAGATCAACTTAAATCTATAAAGGCCAGTGCGATTGCAAGTGGGCAAGATCCTGCTGCTGCAGTGTCTAGCGCAATATCAGGTGCAGGAGTTAGTTTGCCTGGTGTTCCGTCTAGTGCTGCAATTGCAGCGTCGGCTAGTGCACTATCAGCATTTAAATTACCTAGTATAGCCAGAATAGATCTACAACAGTTAGCCAGTGAAAAAATAAAACCAGAAACGTTGTCCGATGTCTCTGCGGCTGCAGATTCAGCTTCTGCTACTGCAGATAGTGTAAAAACAAAATTAGCAAAACTTCAATCTGCAATGAGCAGTAATCCTTTGACTGCGGGACTAAGTGCAGGATTACCAAGTTTACCTAGCAATCCGTTATCGTCTGCAAGTATAGTATCCGCAGCAGGTAGTGCTGCCGAAGTCAGTGCCACAGACTTATCAAGTAAATTAGCAAAAATACAAGCCGTTTCAGGAAACAATCCGTTGGTAGCAGCATCTGCTTCAACTTTGTCTGCGGCATCAAGTCTTACAGGTTCATTGTCGTCAAGTGCAGTATCAGCATTTAATTCAGCGTCTGCTGCAGCTGCAGGAGCTGCAAATAAATTAGTTAGTGGTCTAGCCAGTGGAGCACCTAATATTAGTGCGTTAGCTAGTTCAGCGGGATCAGCATTTACTGCAAAAGCCGACGCTTTTGCTGCAGTAAGTGCATCTGCAGCCGCGCTAGGAAAAGTATTACCAAATGTTAAATCATTGGCTATTAATCCAGATACAATAATTGCCCGAGCACAAGCTGCAGGATTGCCGTTGCCGTCTGGCGGATTATTGGCTCTAAAAGATGCAGCAGCAAAAGTACAACTGACTCCAGAGCAAAAACAACAACTCATTGCAGACGCCAAAGACAAAGGAATTTCGCCGGCAGTTGCACTAGCAAATGCAAGTTTAAATGGCGTAGCTGCACAATTAGCATTGCCTAGCACATTTAAACCACCAGCTTTTCCTAGCGTATTACCTAAGTTGCCGTCGCTTGATACAAGTAGTATACCAAGTGCATTTCCTACAGGTGTGCTGGGTGCTGCAAGTTCGTTAACTAATGCGGCACAATCAGCTACCTCTGCATTAACTGGTATATCTAGTCTAGCACCAGGATTATCTGCTACTGCCGGACAAGCTGTTAATGGAGTTAGCAGTCAATTGATACCAAGCCCAGCTTATGCAGTTGACATATTAGCTGCAGGGAGTAAAACGATCGGTGGGCAAACCGCACAAATACTAGCCGACGGTTATGGCGTAGTTGGAATTAAATCAGTAGGATAAGTATTATTATGGCAATAACATACAAAGGTTTTAGTACAGTAGGACGCTACAAAAAGTTTAGATTAACTGATTTTGATTTAGTCAAGCAAGATCTGTTAAATCACTTTAATATTCGACGCGGCGAAAAACTCATGCAACCAAATTTTGGCACTATAATTTGGGATATGATTTTTGAACCCTTAACTGAAGAAACCAAAGCCGTTATTATTGCTGACCTACAACAAATAGTTGCGTATGATCCTCGCATTTATGTGACTAGAATAACTGTAGATCAACTTGATGCCGGACTACAATTAGAGTTTGATATTACATATGTACCAACAGATCAAACACAAAATATGTATCTAACATTTGACGGACACAGTAGAACACTAACTACTGGATCTTAATATTAGCATAAAATAAAGCAGATAAATATCTAATATAGGTATTTGTCCATGGCATTAACAACACGTCAAACAAGTTTATTAGTCCAGCAAGACTGGACAAAAGTATATCAGACTTTTAGAGAAGCTGATTTCCAAAGCTACGACTTTGAAACTCTACGCAAGTCAATGATTGACTATTTGCGTGCATATTATCCTGAAGATTTTAACGATTTCACAGACAGCAGTGAATACATTGCACTTATCGATTTAATTGCATTTTTAGGACAAAGTCTAGCATTTCGCACAGATTTAAACGCCCGTGAAAATTTTATAGATACTGCACAACGTCGTGACAGTATTCTTAAACTTGCAAGATTAATTAGCTATAACCCAAAGCGTAATGTAAGTGCTTCGGGGTATTTGAAATTTGATACAGTTAGCACAACCGAAAGCGTCACAGACAGCAATGGACTTAATCTAGCTAACTTAGTAATTTCATGGAATGACGCCAGCAACGATAATTGGCTAGAACAGTTTACTACTATTTTAAATTCTGTGTTAGTTTCTAATCAAATTATAGGTAAACCTGGAGCTAGTCAAACACTTAATGGCATACAAACAGATGAATATGCTATTTCTATTCCAGCTAGCCAGGTACCGGTTGCACCATATGTTGCTCAAGTTGAAGGGTTAACTACAAATTTTGAAGCTGTAAGTGCTACCAGCGCCAACGAAAGTTATGTTTATGAAGTAAATCCTACACCAGCAGGTAAGTTTAACTTTTTATATCGTAATGACAATCTAGGTAACGGTAGCGTCAACACTGGATTTTTCTTTTATTTTAAACAAGGAACACTACAAACTCAAGTTTTTAATATTGCAGATAGTTTACCAAATCGCGTTGTAAACATAAATTTTGATAACATAAACAATACCGATGTATGGTTGTATGCTTTAGATCAAAGCAATAATGACAGTACTACATGGACATCAGTACCGGCAGTCAACGGTATTAATATTGTTTACAATAATTCTACAAATAGAAACCTATACCAAATTAATACAAGAGCCAATGATCAAATTGATCTAGTATTTGGTGATGGATCTTTTACAAATGTACCACAAGGCAACTTTAGATTGTATTATCGCCAGGGAAATAATCTTAGTTATAAGATTACTCCTGAAGAAATGCAAAACATTACTTTAACTATTCCATACATTAGTGCCAAGGGTGTTACAGAAAGCTTAACAGTACGTGCAAGTTTAAAATACACAGTGACCAACGCCAATACTCGAGAAAGTATTGATAATATTAGAGCTAAAGCTCCACAACAGTATTATACTCAAAATCGTATGATCACTGGTGAAGATTATAATATTTTGCCGTATACAACTTTTAATGATATTTTAAAAGTAAAAACAGTTAATCGTACCAGCAGTGGTATTAGCCGTTATTTAGATGTTATTGATGTTACTGGAAAATATTCTAGTACAAATATTTTTGCTGAAGATGGTATAATTTATAAAGCACCAACAAGTCAAACACTTAACTTTCAGTTTAGCAGCAGTAGTCAAGTAGCTGCAATTGTTATTGACCAACTTCGTCCGCTGATTGCATCAAAAGAAATGCAACATTTATTCTATGATACTGCTACAAGACCAGTGCCGTTGAATTCAAATACAAACACATGGTATCAAGCGAGTTATAGTACTAATTCTAGTGTTGGTTATTTTTTAGATAATTCTGGAAATCCTGTTAGTATTGGCCTAGGAGCAGCAAATAATTTTCAGTTCGTTACAGTAGGAGCATTACTGCATTTTGTTGCACCCTCGGGATATTATTTTAATGCCCAAAATAATTTAGTAGCCGGAGCACCACAAACAAAAAATGATCGTTTAGAAATATGGGCTAGTGTTGCTTATAACAATAATACACAAGCCAATTTAAACAGTATAGTTCCAACAAATGCTGTATTAAAAGAAATTATTCCTGCATGGACTACTACTTGGTCCAATGATATTATTACTAGCATTGTTAATAATATCCTAACTTATAATAAGAAATTTGGTTTACGTTACAGCACGGGTGTTAAATCTGATGGCATAACACAACAGATAGCTGGCTGGAGATTAATCGACCAATCAGATATTAGTGACGCTGATTTTAGTCTGCAATACGAAGGCGACATTAGCGGTCAAGGATTAGATAGTAGTTGGTTATTAAAATTTGAATATATCAATCAAGAATATGTGGTAACCTACAGAGGGTTAAGTTATGTATTTGAAAGCGTATTAGAAACACGTTTTTACTTTGACCCACAGGTCAAAGTGTATGATACAACACTTGGTACTACCATATTAGATCAAATTAAAGTATTGAAAACAAATACACAACCCGATAATCTGTTACCATTGGGAACTGATCAAGCCTGGACAATTTATAACAATATTGTACAAAGCGATGGCTATGAAGATAATACAAAAATATTGATCACATTCCCTGATACTAATGCCACGGGTATCCCTGATGATCCTGATTTGTTTACAAAATTAGTAGCTCCATTAGTTAATCCTACGCAAAAATATGTTTACTTTAAACAAAATACCGCAGACACTACGGATTTTATAAATGTAACTCCGGTGGCAGAAGGAGTAGTTATTTCTAACTACGGAACACAAAATGAAATTATCAGTAAGTTAGGATTGTTCCCTGTCAATACAATTTTTTATGCTTACAGCGAAAATGCGTTTTATCAATTTGTTGATCCTAATCTAGTAGAGTTAACCGACTACACAGTTAAAACTGGAAGAAGCGGTTTATACTTCCAATACACACATGCAAGTCCAAATAATCGTAGAATAGATCCAAGTCCATCCAATATCATGGATTTATATATTCTTACAAAAACATACAGTGATGATTATTTTAGTTGGGTTCGAGACAACACAGGTAAAATCTCAGAACCTGTTGCACCAACCAGCGAAGAATTAAAAACAAATTTTGGTACACTAGAAAATTATAAAGCATTAAGTGATACTATCATTTATAATACTGTATCATTTAAACCACTGTTTGGTAACAAAGCTGCAACTTCTCTCCGTGCCACATTTAAAGTAGTAAAAAATCCTAATGTTGTTATCAGTGACAACGATGTTAAGAGTTCTGTTATTGCAGCTATCAATAATTATTTTGATATTGGCAACTGGGATTTTGGTGAAACTTTTTATTTTAGTGAATTAAGTGCTTATCTACATCAATCTCTAACACCTAATATTGCAAGTATTATTATTGTCCCAACTGCCGGAACAACCAGTTTTGGTGGCTTATATCAAATTAATGCTGAGCCCAATGAGATCGTTGTTAGTTGTGCCACTGTTGACAATGTAGAAATTATTAGTGCCATCACTGCTGCTCAAATCAACCTGACTGCGGCAGGCTTAAATATATAAACTAGGTAATTTTTAATGGCTGCTACACGAACAATACAATTTCTACCAGAAATATTTAGAACAGACACAAATCAAAAGTTCTTAAATGCAACTTTAGATCAGTTGGTCACAGAACCTGATTTTCGAAAGATTAACGGATATATTGGTAGAGAATTTGCCCCTAGTTATAAATCAACAGACAACTATATTGCCGAGCCTAGCACAGATAGACAAAACTATCAGTTAGAGCCGCATGTTGTTATTAATAATCCTTTAACAAATAATTTAGATTTTTATTCTGGATACACAGATGTAGTCAATAAAATTGGATACTATGGCGGTAACACAACAAATCATAATAGACTTTTTAACAGCGAATATTATACGTTTGATGGACATTTTGATCTAGACAAATTTGTAAACTTTAATAATTATTACTGGTTGCCATATGGTCCAGATGCGGTTCCTTTGTCTTCGGGCGGAGTTCCGAAAACATATACATATGATGTAACGTTTGATAGTGCAAGTCGTAGCTGGCGTTTTAGTAGTAATGGTGTTGAAAACAACCCTAATTTAATATTAGAACAAGGCGGAACATATACCTTTAACATCGATGAACCGGGCAATCAATTTTATATCCAAACAAAACCAAGCCAATCTGGCATGGATCCGGCACAACCAAACATTGACATTACACAAGTATTGGGAGTCGAAAATAACGGAACAGATGTTGGCACAATTACCTTTAACGTACCGCCGTTGGATGCACAAACACGTTGGACAAGCATGCCAATTGCTGGCACTGCCGATTTTGCAACAACATTATCTTACGCAGAGTTGCAAGGTCGGCCGGTTTCCGATATACAAACTGCATTAAATGGCATAGATGGTTATACTGGTAATTTTGATTTAAAAACAGTAATCTTTATTGGTAATTATGTTGATGACAAATACTGGACTTCGTTGTCTGAGTTCGACACAGACACTTTTGATTCTGTATTTGATATTTCAGGAACAGTTCCTGAAAATCAAAGGACTGGTATTTTTAGGATAAATGTTGTTAACGATACATATAGTCAGCCACATGTTTTATTAACTCCGATAATTGCAGTTAATAACAATACTAAAGTATATGTTCAAGCTGGTGTTGTTTATGCTACTGAAAGTTTCTACGTAGATACAAATAACCTATATCAAAAAGTACCTCTTATTACCGCACCGTTGACTACATTATATTATCAAAGTAGACAATATGCGGCAGCTGGTAGTATATCGATTAGTAATACGCAAACCTCTGCAATTAATCCTGCAGTAGATATTGTTGGAAAAACAAATTATACAAGTCCTAATGGCGTTACTTTAACAAACGGGTTAAAAGTAAAATTTGATTCTACTGCTACTGGTGTTTACGCCGGAAATTCCTATTATGTTGAAGGGGTTGGCTCTGCAATAGTATTAATTGATATTAATAATACTGTAACTCCAGAACTATCAGATACAACAACGTATATAGGATTTGATGCAACCGGTCACGGTTTTGATTTTGACCAGTTTGATTCTACCATTACCGGCGCACTAACAACAGATTATATTACTATCAATAGAGCTAGTCAAGATTTAAATGCATGGAGCCGTAGTAATCGTTGGTTCCATATTGATGTTATAACGTCAAGTGCTTCTTATCTAGGTAATACACCGGTAATTGACCAACTTGCTCGAGCACAAAGACCTATTATTGAATTTGAAGCTAACTTACAATTGTTTAATTACGGCAAAGTAGCTAAGTTACCAGTTGATATTTTAGATACAAATATAACAAATGTCTACACTCAGCTAGAAGGACTACCATCTACAAAACCAACATCTGCAGATATCAATGTAAATGGAACTGTTATTACAATTAAAAATAATAGCAGAATAATTTTTAGTGCAGACTCTAATCCTAATGTTAGAAATAAAATTTACAGATTTAACATTGATAATAAAGTTGCAAGTGTAACAAATCCTGAATATATTTGTTATATCACTGAAGAAGCTGATAGTTTAGTTGAAGCAGGTCATACTATTATTGTATTAAGCGGAGACAGTGCAGGATTACAATATTATTTTAATGGTTCTATTTGGATTAAAGCACAACAAAAAACAGAAGTTAATCAACCACCGTTAATAGATGTTGTTGACAGCAATGGCAATAGTTTCAGCGATAAAAGCATTTATACAAATAGTTCGTTTGCAGGAACAAAACTATTTTCTTATTCCGTTGGCACAGGAACTGTTGATAAAGTTCTAGGATTTCCTTTAAGTTATAGAAATTTTAATAATATTGGCGATATACAATTTCAAAATAATTTTGACTTAGATACATTTACATATCTAATAGGTTCTACCGCAACATCTGCTAGTGTTAATACAGGATTGTTGGTTAAAAATTCTGGATTAACTTCTAGTACAAATGTAAACTTGTGGTCCAAGGTAAACAGTCCTAGCAAACAATATCAATTAAGAAAACACATCTATGATGGGGCAAATAATTATTTTGAGTTAGATGTATTACCAAATCCGACTACGACCCAACCTAATTTAAAAATTGTAGTTAATAACACACCTGTGGCATTAGGCGAATATGCAATTGTTAAAATTGTTGATAGATATGCAGTTGCAGTTAATTCTTCATTAATGGCCAAAGGAGATACAGTATATGTGCAGGTATACAGTGATACACCTAGCAGTTTATCATATTATCAAATTCCCACAAATCTTGATTTAAACAGTTTGAATACAAATTTCCAATTGCTAACGCTTGGACAAATTCGTAACCATTTAAAAACTGTAGCACAAAATAATACCGGCATTACAGGACAGGTTCCTGGTAATAATAATCTGCGTGATATTGTTTATAAAAATACTCCAGGTACAATTTTACAACATAGTGCGCCACAAATTTACAGTAATTTGTTTTTAGTAAACAAAAATTTAAATTTTATAAATGGTCTGCGTCTAGCACAAAAAGAATACAGCAAATTTAAAAATCGTTTTTTAGAAAATGCATTAAAGTTAGAAATTGATTACACAGATCCTGTTAGCGCAGTTGACACAATTTTAAACTCTATCAACGCAGTAAAAAATCAAACATTCCCTTGGTACTACAGTGATATGGTACCATACGGTCAAGTTAAAACAGTATTACCTACTTATAAAGTCTTAACTGCAAGTATAAGAAGTTATGAAATTACCAGTATATTCAATGACGCCGAATTAAGTAATAGCGCGGTCTTAGTTTACTTAACTAGAATTATTGCCGGAGTCGCAAATAAAACTCAATTAGTAAAAGATCGTGATTATAAATTTGATCAAGACAAACCAAGTATTACATTTTTAGATACTTTTGATTTAGTCTACGGTGACGAAATTAATATTGTTGAGTATACAAATACAGATGGAAACTATATTCCCGAAACCCCTACAAAACTAGGATTGTATCCTAAATTTGTTCCTAGTATATTTGTAGATAACACATACCTAACACCAACAACAGTAATACAAGGACACGATGGAAGTATAACTCCGGCGTTTGGCGATTTTAGAGATCAATTGTTGTTAGAACTTGAACTTAGAATTTATAACAATTTAAAGATTACCTATAACAAAAATAATTTTAATCTTTACGATTACATTCCTGGAAAATTTAGATTAACAGAATATAACCTAACCGAATTTAATAGAGTTATTACACAAAACTTCTTAGAATGGGTTGGAACAAATCGTTTAGATTATAGTTCAAATACTACGGCCACAAGCACTGACGGTTTTACCTGGAATTATAAAGGGTATAATGATTTAATCACAGGCGAAGCGATGCCGGGATCTTGGAGAGCAGTATTTAAATATCTATTTGACACAGATCGTCCGCATACACATCCCTGGGAAATGTTAGGATTCACTGATAAGCCAACTTGGTGGGAAGAACGTTACGGACCTGCTCCTTATACAAGTGGCAACACAGTATTATGGAGTGATCTAAGTATTGGGTATATTTACAGTGGTGATCGTGTTGGTTTTGATGCACAATTCCAACGTCCCGGTTTGTTTAATTTTATTCCAGTAGACGACCAAGGTAATTTACGAGCACCAAGTGATTTTTTAACAAAAATCACTAACACAGGAAAGATTGGCGGAAGTTGGGAAATTGGAAATATGGGTCCAACAGAAACTGCTTGGCGCCGTAGTAGTGATTATCCGTTTGCGGTTCAATATGCTATGGCATTGATGAAACCTGCGAGATTTTTCGGAACATTAGTTAACATTGAAAGATACAGATATTTAACCGCCTTATCTCAGTTTGGCAACGTTACAACAAACAAACACCTACAACCAACAGACATTCAAATTAATGGGTATGTTAACACAGATGGAACTGTTGTTCGCACAGCTGGCTATATAAACTGGGTACGTGATTACTTGACTAATTTAGGCATTAGCAATAGTTCTAGTTATATTAAAAATATTTTGCTAAATCTTAATGTGCAGTTAGCTTATCACGTTGGTGGTTATACTGATAAAAATTATATAACAGTCTTAGCAGAACAAAGCAGTCCTAGCAGTATCAACGATAGCATCGTAGTTCCAAATGAAAACTATACTATCACATTGAACAAATCTTCGCCTACTGGTAAAATTTCTTATAGCGCAGTTATTGTTGAACGAACAAACAGTGGATACACAGTAACTGGATATAATTTAGCTAGTCCTTATTTTACAGTGATTCCAAGTCAAGTTGACAATAATTTTTATACTATAAAATCTGGCAGTGCCAGTGTATCAGTATACAGAAACTACAGACCTGTAAAAGTGCAGTTTAATTATGGCACTGAATTTACTTCTGTTCAACAGTTAGCTGATTTTCTAGTAGGATACCAACGATATTTAAAAAGTCAAGGGTTTGTATTTACAAATGTAGATCCGGATCTTCAAGAAACACTAGATTGGACTGTGAGTATCAAAGAATTTTTGCACTGGAGTCAACAAGGTTGGGCCCCAGGCAATGTTATTGTATTAAGTCCAGTCAATACAAAATTAACTGCTGTTACCAAGTTATCGGTTGTTGATGAAATAAAAAATGCACCGTACAGCAGTAAAGTGTTAGATGTTAACTTTGCTACAATTAAATCTAACAATTTCTCAATTGCTAGAACTGGTAATCAATTTGACATTACGAGCATCAGTGGACAAACAATTGCATTTGCAGAATTAGATCTAGTACAGTTTGAGCAGACCATTGTGTTTGATAACCAAACAGTGTTTAATGATATTATTTACAGTCCCGAAACCGGTAATAGACAATATCGTTTAAAACTTGTTGGCAACAAAACCGGTGACTGGGATGGTAGTTTTAGTATTCCAGGATTTGTATATAACAATAATCAAATCAATGATTGGCAACCCGGCACAGATTATCAGAAAGGTGATCTAGTCAAGTACAAATCAAGTTATTATACTGCCATAGCAGACACATCGGGCTCGGCTACATTTGTTATTGCCAATTGGTCATTGATAGATGGTGCAACCATCAAGTCTGGTTTATTAAATAATTTTGGTTATAACTCGGGTAAGTTTAATCGCGTTTATGACATTGACAATCCAGTTGAAGATGCATCTTTGTTACAATTCAGTCAAGGCTTAACTGGATTTAGATCTAGAAGTTATCTAACAGATATCGGTGTAGACAACGACACACAAGCCAAGTTTTATCAAGGCTTTATTAAACAAAAAGGCACATTAAATGCTGTGAACGCATTCCAAGGTGCACAGTTTGGTGCGATAACTTCTAACATAGCATACAATGAAGAATGGGCTATTCGTGTTGGTGAATACGGTGCGTTAGACAGCAACAACTACATTGAAGTTGTTCTGCCTGAAACTAATATTCATACAAGTCCAACACCGATAGAATTTATTGAAAATACTGCAGAACGTCCTTACGATATACAAAGTTATAATGAAAATGATGTCTATAGAATATCAGGATCGTATAGCCCTGATATATTAAAAACACGTACTAGAGATGTTGTTAACACACAAGACTTGCCGACTGCAGGCTATGTTAACCTAAATGATGTTGACGCCACTATTTTTGACATAAGAAACTATGCGGTACTAGATGCGGTTATCAACAACATCCGCGACGGATATAAAATTTGGGCTGCAAAAAGTTTTGATGGACAATGGAATGTTTATAGATCTTCGGGACTAAACAATACAGTTTTGCAAATGAGCTATACAAACGATAGCCTTGTAAAAGTATATCTAAACCGAACACATAATTTGTCCAGTGGTGATGTTGTTGTAATTAAAAACTTTGATTCACGCTTTGATGGTTTTTATCAAGTGTTTGGATCAGATAGTAGTACAACATTTTTTGTGGTAATGTACCAAAATCTTGACGTCGTACAAAAATTAAAAACCTTATACGGATCTGGTGTTATATTCCACTTGACCAGTATGCGTATCACACAACCTAGTCAAGTACTACAACTTACTCCGCCTACCGGATGGATAAATGGCGACAAAGTTTGGATAGATGGCACGGCCACAACAAATTGGGAAGTCTATAACAAAACTGATCCTTGGGCATTTGAACAAACACTATCACTAAATCCAAGTGAATACATCGGTAATGATCAATTTGGTACCAGTGTAAAATTTAATTCAGACTCTACAGTACTATATAGTGGAAGTCCTAATACTGGAATGGGCCGACTGGCAATATTCCAACGCAGTAGTGCCGATAATTCTTGGTCTTCTGCAGGAACTATAGCACCAAACGGAAATGCAACAGTACAGTTTGGACAAGCAGTTGATACTGGTAAGCAAACAGTTGTAGTCGCTGCTCCTGGCAGTAATTCTGGTGCAGGATATGTTTATGTTTATAAAGCACAAAGTGCTGGTGTTGGCTTATCACAGATTTTAACCGCACCAAATGTTGCATTAACAAATGCTGGGTTTGGGACTGCAGTTTCTGTTAGCAAAGACGATCGTTGGATGTACATAAGTTCCCCGGGAGTAGGTGAAGTATATGCTTATGCTAAAGTAAGCCAGCCTATTGTTAATACTACTTTCACTGTATACGGCAACGAAGTTACAGCTAACTTATCGTCACAAGGTATCGGTAGTACATTAACAAATGTTGGTGGCAACAGCGGAAACTTTACTGTTTATAATGGTTTAACTTCTTTAATTCCCGGTAACGATTATACATTTACTGCACATTCTATTAGTCTAACAGCACCTGCAACTCAAAGCAATGCTAGTGTTTCTGGTACCGGTGTAATAAATCAAGTTTATACATCACCGTTTGTTATTGGACCTGTAAAACGAATTCGTGTTGATAATAATGATGGCTCTGGTAGTATTATAAAAACAGAAGGAAACATAGACGCTGGACAAGGCGACTACAGAATTTTTGCAAATAGTTCTTCGATTAGCACAATAGTATTTTCGTCAACTGCAACACCAACATTAAATGCAAACATTTATATTGAAAATGGTACAAATTATGTATTTTATCAAAATGATTACTATACTCTAGAACACGTAATTTCTGCAGATCACACAACTAGTTTTGGCAGCAGCATAAAGTCTAGTACCGATGGTACACAATTGGCTGTTGGTGCTAAAAAATATTCAGTAAACGGATTTAATGAAGCCGGGGCGGTATTTGTATACGGACGCAGCATTGAGAAATTTACCGGATCTGGAACAAACAATAGATTTATTACAAAAGATCCAGTGCCACCAATACACTATGTTGAATTAAATGGTGTTACACAACGAGAAAACGTTGATTACGCAGTAGTGGCTGGTACAGTAACTTTTGCAGTTCCTCCTACGCCAGGAAGTACAATAAGCGTAGACACAAATCAATTTAGATTAATAAATTATTTTACTGATACGGCTCCTAGCGCATACGAACACTATGGAGAATCGGTTGAAATATGCCCACTTGATTGCACAGTATACGCAACAGCACCAAGATATAAAACTGCACACTATGTTGAAGGAGCAGTTTTTAGATATACTAACCAAGGAAAAGTCTACGGAACTATTCTTGGAACTGTACAAAATCCTACAGTAACACCAGGAGACTGGTTCTCTATTAACGGATTTAAAGTTTCTTTTGATGGATCAACACTAGATAGCGTTGTAAAAAATATTAACAATGCATCAATACTTGGTGTGCAGGCTAGCAACTTAAATGGATATCTATATATTGAAAGTATTTTGTTAACATCATTTAAGAAATTAGATATTAATCCTGGCAGTGGGACTGCATTAACTGATTTAGGATTGAATGTTTTTGTTTATACTCAAACAATAACAAATCCTGTGGCAATTAACAATCAAAGATTTGCATCTGGTATCGCAGTAGCCGATACTGCAGATACAATTTTAGTTTCTAGCAGTGGCTCGACTACATATTTAGATAATACGTTTGATTCAATAACAACAACATTTGATAGTGGTGCAACTAAATTTACGCATCCTATACCAAATGCTGGCGCAGTTTACGTGTTTGATCTAATGACAAATACCAGCGCAAGTGCAGCTAATCCAGCATTATTTGCTTATACTCAGCAATTAGAAGCACCAAATATTTCCGGTGGAATGAATTTTGGTGCCAGCATGGCGGTAGCCAATAACTATATGGCAATTGGCAGCAACCTAGACTCTGAATACAAAAATAATGGTGGAGTTGTATCTGTGTTAGCAGGGTCAGGTGTAAAAGGTTGGGAATTGATTAGAAGCCAATCACCTGCAGTAGATTTAAACAGTCTTGGGCATGCATTTATATACAATAATAAAACACAGCAGATTATTCAACATTTAGATTATATTGATCCTGCTAAAGGTAAGATACTCGGGGCCGCGGAACAATTTATTGACATTAAGTCTGAGTTTGACCCGGCGGTATATAATAGTGCGTTGCGTACCGATGTGGTTAATAAAATAGAATTAAATTGGAATAGTCAACAACGTGGACGTACTTGGTGGGACTTGAGTACAATTAGATACGTTGACTATGAACAAGATACAATAACATACAGAAGCAAAAACTGGGGAAGATTATTTCCAGGATCTGTAGTGACAGTGTACGAATGGGTAGAAAGCAATTACTTACCAAGTCAATATGTGTCAAGCGGTGGTGATGGCACACCAAAATATCCCGACGATACAGCATACTGTTCTGTGGTACAAGTTAATCCGTCTACAGGAATAGTCACAAGTACATATTATTTCTGGGTAAGCAAAAAAGTTAATGTTGATTTTATTTCTGATAATGGTAGAAAAATCAGCACAATTGAATTAGAAAACATTATACGTAGTCCCGAAAGTCAGGGTATATCGTACTCGGCGTTGTTGGCACCTAACGCAATGAATTTATATAATATTTCTGATAAATTAGTTGCCAACGAAGTAGTACTACATCTAGATACAACACAGTTAACAAATACAAATATTATTCACAGTGAATATCAATTGATAACAGAGTCATCTGCTGATACTGTGTTTCCAAAACGTATTATTACTAAACTAAGGGATAGTCTTAGTGGATTGAATTCTACAGGCCAAGTTGTTCCAGATCCTACATTAAAAGCCAGTGATAGATATGGTGTATTGATTAGACCTCGTCAAGGATTGTTTATTAACCGTCAGACCGCAGTTGAAAACTTTGTTGACAAAGTCAATCAAGTAATGGCTGCAAACCCTGTTGCGTTACAATACAATATTACTACACTAAAATCAAGTCAACCTGTACCAGCTGGCTCTTATGATCTTGCAGTTGATATGTATTCTGAACTCGATTATATCAATCGCTCAACACTATCGGATGGATCCCGCGTATTAGTTAATAGTGATTCTAACAATAACGGATTATGGGTAATCTACAGTTATGTTGCTGCTGACGATTCGTGGACAGTCAATAGAATTCAAAGTTATAATACTTCGTTGTATTGGACTTACTCTGACTGGTATGCAGTTGGATTTGATACATCGCGAAAAATTACCAAACAAGTTGCAATATACGCCGACATAAAATTATTATCTTATTCTGCTGGTGATATTATTAAAGTATTAAACAACGGAAATGGAAACTGGTCATTGTACGAAGTACTTGACAATTTGTCTTTGCAAATTGCCGGGGTACAAAATGGAACAGTACAACTATTACCAAGTGTATACAATTTGGCCGAAGGCAGCATGGGATTTGATGCTGATAACTTTGGTATAATCAGATACGATCAGAATCCGTTTATTGAGTTAGGATACATCTTTGATGCAATTTATAACGATATATTTGTTGGCGATCTAAGTATAGAATTTAATAATTTATTCTTTACGTTGGTAAATTATATCTTTACAGAACAACTAGCACCCGATTGGATATTTAAAACCAGTTTTGCAACAGTAACACACTATTTGCGTACTCTAGCTCAACTGCCAAGTTTTGTTAATGATAATCAAACATATTATCAAGATTACATCAACGAAATCAAACCTTATCGTACACAAGTGAGAGAATACCTTCCTGTATACTCTGGCACAGATCAAGCCGACGGTCGTATCACAGACTTTGATTTGCCGGTGTATTTTGATACAACATACAACAGGTATCGTCCACTTGATAATGCTAATATTTTTGATGCCAACGTTATCGCTACCACGGATGAGTATCAAGATTGGTTGTTAAATTACACCTATAGTGTAACTGAATTGTTGATTGAAAATCCTGGATCTGGATATACAGTTCCTCCTATTATTACTATTAGCGGTGGCGGAGGATCTGGGGCAACAGCGATTGCTGAAATTAATTTAGACTTTGGTACAGTCACAAATATTATAATTACAAATCCTGGGTCAGGATATACAACTACACCTACAGTAACAATTAACGGTAACGGCATTGGTGCTACTGCATATGCAATATTAAATAATGAATATTATTCTACTAGTACCGCATCAAGTTACAATAAAGTTAGAAACTTAAACACTACAATTAAATTTGATAGAATAAACTATACAAGTAACGTACAAACTTGGTCTGCAAATACTGCGTATGCAAACAATGCCATTGTTAGCTATAATGGAGTAGCATACCAGGCAGTATCAGCTTGGAATACATATACAGACACAGTATTTGATCCATCTAAATATACAGAACTAACAGGCGACTTCTTTACACAAGCAACAGATAGAATCTCTGCTTACTATCAACCAGCAACAGGTATGCCGGGGCGTGATTTTGCACAGTTAATGACTGGTATAGATTATCCTGGTACTGAAGTTAAAGGATTAGAATTTACTGCTAATACACTTAACATATCTTCAAATGTTATAGGTTTTAACTATCAAGGCATGACTATAACCAGTGCCAATACTTCTAAAATTGATTTTGTGGCGCTAGGATTCTCTGCGGATAAAACTATTGAAGTACGCGGATTAGTTCCGTTTGCATTTGACAATAATGCTAGATATACCATTTTAAGCGTTACATCAAATGCTATGATGCTAACCGGAGCACCTGTAACAACTATTAGTAGTTTAGTATTGTCATCTAATGTAACAGTTAACGCTGGGGATTTCGTACAACAAACATATAGTCCATCTGGTACCGGATTAGTAACTGCCAATGGTAGAGTGGTTAGCTCAACAACAAACTCTAATGTTATATCTGTTATTAGTACCAATGAATATGTTGTTTCAAATACCAATTATTTGTTAGTTAACAATGCAAATGTACATGCTACAGTTGCAAATGTAATGCCAACTGGAACTGCTGATGTTGAACTAATTTATTTTGATGACGCGAACACTAGTAGACTTGATACTATTATTCAAAGTAGTTATACTGATACTGCGTTAGGTACAAGACCTGAAGATATTAATGTTGATGGTGGTGCTTATGTTGATCAATACAATAGTCATGCACCAGAAGAACTAATACCTGGTCGTATGTATGATACATTAAGTCTAAAAGTAATGCATGTTGATGGTGGATATTCTTGGGCATGGGAATATTTCTACGATATGAACGGTTCTAGACAGTACTATCGTCTAAGTGATCAACACTCTACGACGCTTCGTGCCAACTTGAATGTTACAGATTCCAATATTCAAGTGGTAAATGCTGCTAGACTATCTGCACCAAATACTCCACTTGCACTTCCTGGTGTAGTCTACATTAACGGTGAAAAAATAACATATTATGGAATTGACTACACAAATAATGTATTAACACAGATACGTAGAGGAGTCGATGGTACGGGAACACCTCAGCGCCACCTAGTGAATTCAACTGCATTCGACAACAGTCTAACACAAGAAATACCTTGGAATTATGTTAATACTGAATTGTACTTAACTGGTACAGGTACTAAAACCGCATTTAACAGTAATGTTGACATTTATGGGGTCACTTCTGTTAAAGTTAATGGAAATATAGTACAAAATTACAAATTTGTATCTAATACTATTTCACCAGTTAGTGAGTGGGATATAGAATTTTCAACTGCACCGCCACTAGGAGCAAATATCGCAATTACTAACCAATCAGAACGTAGTTTCTTAACCATGACCGGAAATACAATTGTTATTGATTCCCACAGCGGCGGATTTATAGTTGCAAATACAGTTGCTGCAACTTTTATGAAACAATACGGGTTAGCTTCATTCTTGAGTAATACATTCTCGTATACGGATCAAAAAATTAGTTGATAGGATTTAACCCGATAAAATGAACACGATAAATAATAATATGAACAACAACGAACAATCACAAACCGTTGACGAAGCAGGTGCTTTATATGTCCGCGGGCATATTAAAATATTTGATCCCGAATCCGGGGAAGTGTTTGTTAACAAAACAAATGCCATTCACTACGAAAATATCAGTGAAGCTATTGCTTACTGTTTGGCCAATAAAGGACAAAGTTATATATTTGAAATGAATTTTGGTAATGGTGGAACAAGTATTGATCCAACTGGTATTATTACATATCTACCACCAAATACAAATACTCAAAATGCTACGTTGTATAATGCTACATTTACTAAAATTGTAGATGACACCAGCAGTTATAATCCTGACCCGGCAAGAAACAAGATACAAATACGTCATATTCCTGGAAATATCTACAGTGACATAGTTGTTACCTGTTTAATTGACTACGGCGAGCCTAGTACACAAAGTGCCTTTGATACAAGCACAACACTTAATGATACATTCACGTTTGATGAATTGGGACTAAGAGCTAGAAGTACAGACGGCACTATTGGACTTGCTAGTACCGGTAAATTATTGACACACGTAATCTTTCATCCTGTACAAAAAAGTTTAAATCGTTTAATTCAAATTGACTATACAGTCCGTATTCAAACTCTAACAAATTTGAGTTCACTGGGGTAATCAATGAGTTATCAAATTAACAAAAGCAACGGTGATAGTATTATAGTATTAGATGGTACTAAAGATACCACCAGCACAAGTTTGACTCTTATTGGTCGCAAAAGTTTAAATTATGGGCAGTATGAAAATCAAAATTTTGTAAGACTGTTAGAAAATTTTGCATATACATTACCACCGGTAAATGCTATAACTGGACAACTTTGGTATAATACTTCTAATCAGACATTAAATTTATATAATACGCAAACTTGGAAACCATTGGCAACAGAAGAATTTGTTGCCAACTTATTTTCAAATAGTACAGAGTTAGCCAATGTAGTAGTAACAAATTATGTAACAACATATGGTTATTCTGATTCTAATGTTGCTGCATATATACCAACTGATCCTAGTTTTACAATTTTACAAGCTAATGTTGCAGCTCTTTCTCTAGGATTAACGGCTGCAAATGCTTATTCGGTATCTACAAATGCAACAACGCAGGCAGCGATTACAAGTTTAAATTCATTTATTAGTGTAGTTAACACCCAATTAAATTCATCAATTTCTAGTATATCTGCAAATATTGGTGCATTTGAAACGTATGCTAATATTAGTTTTGATACAAAATCAACTACAAACTCTATACAAGCAAACATTGGTGCATTTGAAACTTATGCTAATTTACAGTTTTTGTTAGTTCAAGGAAATACCGCAACTATAACAAATCAACTTGTTTCATATGAATTGTATGCAAATGCACAAATGTCATCGATCCAAGGCTATGTGAATTCTGTTAATTCTAATGTTGGTACTCTTGCATCTAATTTAACTACATTTGAAACTTATGCTAATTTAGCATTTGGCCCCAGTTCGCCAAGTTCATATAGTAATAGTAATGTAGCCGCATATTTGCCAACTGATCCTACTATTAAATCTATACAGGCAAACATTGGTGCATTTGAAAATTACGCCAACACAACATTTACTGTAAGTAGTTATAACAATAGTAATGTAGCATCTTACCTGCCATCTGATCCTACTATTACAACAATACAAGCAAACATTGGTGCATTTGAAACGTATGCTAATACTCAAATACGAACTCAATCAAATCTCATATCAAACATAAATGCCAATATTGGTGCATTTGAAACTTATGCTAATGCTACGTTTTCAACAAGTGGCGGAAGTAGTTATGGCAATACAAATGTAGCTGCATATTTGCCATCGTACACAGGAAATGTATCTGCTAATTATGTTACTGCAAATAGATTTAACTTTGCAAATGGTGTAAACATACTAAGCACAGTTAGCGGCGGCAGTGGCGCACTACCATCACGAACAACAGTAACAGTTAGTACTGGAAATTTATCTGCGGGTGCAAGTGCAAATATTAATGTTGCTGGATATAAAGGCTATGCCTTATATGCAATATCAACAACTGCTAACGCATGGGTAACAGTCTACTCATCAAACAGTTCTTTATCTAGTGATTATAGTAGAAGTATCACAACTGATCCATCGCCTGGATCAGGGGTAATAGCAGAAATGATTTCTACAACAGGTTCTGCAACACAATATTTTACTCCGGCAGTTGTTGGGTTTAATACCGAATCACCGGTTACTACTAACATTCCTATCAAAGTATATAATAATGGGGGCACTGGTACTATATCAGTAACGTTAACATTATTACAAACGGAAAGCTAATATGGCAGTATTAGCAAACGTTTTGGCGTCTACTGCACCAAATTCGGCTACAACGTCTATAGCTGATACTAATGAAGTTATAACCGCAAGTGTTCTAATAAGAAAATCAACATTTAACGGCATGTCGTTAAAAGAGTATGCCGACGGCATTATAAACGGTACAATAACAAAAATATTATCTCATGATGAATTTAAAGATGCATTTGGCTCATCTCGTGATGAGCTGGCTCTTGTTGCTAACTATGTGCAACAATACGGTATCACAGTGCCAGAGACACATAGAACTAGTGGCACAGTAAAAATGCAAGGAACAGTGGGTGCATTTAATTCTGCGTTTGGGATTACAATTATAAATGTAATTGACTCTGATAGAAGTTATATAAGTTATACAGGGCAAATAACTGTTCCCGATAATCTAGCAAGCATCGTAGAAAATATTCTAGGATTAGACACATCATTTCAAGCTAGCCATTATGCTGTTGTTGGGGACAGGGCAGCATTAACTAACGCAAATCCCAATGCTGGATCTTATGCACCATTAACTCCTATGCAGGTAGCGCAAGCGTATAAAATGCCTGCTAGTTCGGGGTATGGTCAAACCATTGGTATTGTTGAATTAGGCGGCGGCTATACCGCAAACAATTTATTGAAAACTTTTGTCACGGGCGGGTATGACTATGTAACAACGAACACTTATCCTGGCTATGGATTTAGCAAAGTTCCAACCGTTGTTGACTATCTTTACAATGGTGCTAGTAATATACCTGATTTAAGTGCGTCTGTTGAAGTGATGTTAGATATATCAGTATCGGCAGGCATAGCGCCTGGTGCTAAAATTATAATGTATTTTGCAAAAAATACTGACAGTGATTTTGTTGGGGTATTTAATGCTGCCGTAAACGATAATGTAAATAACCCGAGTGTACTATCATTGAGTTGGGGAGGTGCAGATTGGGCGTATTCTGATTCATTGATTGCATCATTTGAATCAGTTTTTCAAACTGCAGTTGTAAAAGGCATAACAATTTGTGTAGCCACAGGAGATTATGGCTCTCAAGCAGTCAACGGCGATCTTGCACCGTTAACGGTACAATATCCTGGATCTAGTCCTTATGTATTGGCCTGCGGTGGCACCAATTTATTGCTAAATTCCGATAATTCAATATTATCAGAAGTAACTTGGAATACAAATGATAACGGAACCGGCGGTGGCGTTAGTGGGGTAGCTCCAAGCCAATCAGTTATTAATACAGGTTTTCCACCTTCGGGCGGAGTCCCGCAGTATACTGCAAAACATTTTGCAGTACCAAGTTGGCAATCTGGAATAACCAGTCAAACATGGCAAGTAACTCCAGGAACAAAAATTGCTTTAACCGGCAGAGGGGTACCAGATGTCTGCGGCAATGCTTATCAACTAAGTGGATATTACTTCTGGTATGGCCCCGATCCTAGGCCGTTTTATGCTCCCCAAGTTGGTGGCACAAGTGCAGCTTCACCACTTTGGGCAGGGTACATTGCTAGATTAAATGCGTTAACTGGTCGTAGGCAAGGATTTATTAACGCTAAACTATATGCAAATCCTGGATTATTAAATGACATCAACGATGGTGGTAATAATGCCTGTACAAATCTTGCAGTAAACGGGTATATTGGATATTATGCAGGAGCAGGGTGGGACGCATGTACTGGCCTTGGCAGCCCCAACGGAACAGCAACTTATAAAAGTTTAAAAGTAGGTAGTACATTTCCTAGATCAAATTATGGATTTAGGCCTGCAACAGGACAAGCATATCCACGCCTTGCTGCAAAGGTACAAAGAAATGCATAAATACAAGAAATTCGGTGTTTTTGTAGCATCATAAATAATTAAAAGGTTAGGAACAAACAAAAATGGCTTATACAATTAACTTATCAAACGGCAACAGCCTACTAGGAACAACAGGCCTGCCTGATGGTACTGTTGATACAACATCATCGAGTTTAACACTTATTGGTAAGAATTATCCTGGGTACGGTACTTTCTTAAATGAAAATTTTGTATATCTATTAGAAAATTTTGCAAAAAGTACCAGTCCGGCTAATCCATTGCCCGGACAACTATGGTGGGATTCTGGTAACAAGATTTTAAAAGTTAATGCGGCTAGCGCACCTGGAACCGCAGTTTGGAAAGCATTGGCTGCGATTTCAAGTAACAGCAGCGCACCATCAACACCAAACATTGGTGATATGTGGTGGAATACGAGTACAGGACAGTTAAATGTATATTCTGGCGCAACAGGTTGGACAGTCATTGGACCGTTAAGTTCAAGTGCAGTTGGTAATTCTGGTGCTATCCCCGATCTTATTGTTGATTCTAGCAGCCAAACACACGTTGTTATTAAATTTTATGTTAGTAGTGTGCTTGTTGGTGTATGGAGTAAAGATTCAACATTTAGTACAACTATCGCTGGCTTAACAACAATTAATCCAGGTCTAACACTCACTGGAGGTATCAACCAACAGTTTTCTGGTAATGCAAGTGCTGCATATGGTTTAATAAATTCTTTAAGTGGTGCAGTTATTTCTGGGCAGAATTTCTTACGTAAAGACATTGCAGACAATACACCTAACGCATTTAGTGTATTAAATAACACTGGATTTACAGTTGGTAATAACAGTGATCACAACATCTATGTTGACGGTTATGGAGTTGTTAGAAGTAGAAATACGGTTGTAAACAAAGATTATGTAATCAGTATTAACAATGGCTCGCAAGTTGACGTAATGAAAGCTAATGCAACTTCTGGTAAAATGGAATTGTACGGCGATCCTATTACAAGTTTAGGTATAGCAACAAAACAATATGTAGATAATATATTAGGTGGCGGAGTAGGTGGTAATAGCACTTTTACCAGTAATATTGTGCCAACCGCAAACTTAGCATATAATCTTGGTAGTAGTACTGCATGGTGGAATAATATTTACGGAACTGCCATCCACGCACAATATGCCGACTTAGCAGAACGTTTTGAATCAGACATGCCACTTGATGCTGGAACGGTAGTTGAAATTGGTGGTCCTGCAGAAATCACCGCAGTTGGCGATGATTTAAGTGAAAATGTATTCGGCGTCATAAGTACACAAGCAGCTTATTTAATGAATTCTGGTGCAGGAACAAATGAAACACATCCACCAGTTGCAGTGCAAGGACGAGTTCCTGTTAAAGTAACTGGTCGAGTTTGTAAAGGCGATAGGCTTGTAAGCGCAGGTAATGGATTAGCCAGATCTGCTGCTAAATCTGAGATTACCCCATGGAATGTTATCGGAAGAGCATTAGCATCTAAAGACACAGACTCGGTTGGTGTAGTTGAGGCAATAGTAAAAATTAACAGTTAATCAGGATAATATAAATGACATACGCTTCAGGTCAGTTAATAACAACAACAGAATATAATACATTTGTTCAAGGCGGTGACGCTGCAACAGCAAACGTAGCCTGTATAAACAATATATGGGGTACAGGATACGGTAGTGTAGGCTATGGCCAAGGTACAACACTAAGTGCAGTAAGTTCTCAAGGAACTATTACTGCTACACAATGGGCTTCTTTGTTTGCTAGAGTTAATAGTATTATTACACACCAGACAAACACGACACCAAATTTTGTACAACCAACTGCAGGAACAATTGTTAGTGCAAATGCAACTGTAAATACCAACATCACAAACGGTTATAACAATGCAGCAACTTTTGGTAGTTTAGGTACAACAACTACAGGCAGCAACTTTACTGCAACATGTACAGTAGCAACCACTACTAGTGCAAACACATTTAGTATCACACGTACAGTAACTTTTGCAAGTGCAGACCAAGCACGTTATTTCTTTAATGCTGGTGGTCAGTTGACATTTGCAGTAACAGCAACAAATAATGACGGTACAAGCCGCTCTGGCGACCTAGTAACACTAGCACAGACTAACCTAGCTACATTTAGTAGATTTAGTTCTGCTGGTTCGGGAACCACAACAAGTGCCACAGGTGGTACAGGTAGAAGTGGTACAGGGGGTACTGCAAACACTAATGCTACAAATATCGGTTACTATCAACTAACTGCAAGTCCACAGACATTAGTGTCTCTAACAAGTACAACCAGTGCATACACAAGTGATACTGCAGTATTAACAGTCACAGGTGGTGCAGGTACTTCAACAGGTGGTCGTGGTGCAGTAGTTACATTCACCTTAACAATGACATCTGCGGCACGTAGTAGCTCGTTTAACCAAAGTATTGGCGTAACATATACAACACGGGTTGATATTGTTAATCCGGAAACAACTAACTTGTCCAACAGTTGGGGCACTATTACTATTACCTAATAGTAGCCAGTTAGACTTGACAATATATGGACAGGTTGTTATAATCTGTCCATATTCTTTTATATATACTATATGTCTAACTTAGAAAATCTAGTAAATCAAACACGTTTGGCAACAGATTACGCCAAAAACAAAACTTTATTACGAGAAAAGATTCAAACGGATCTACATTTTGCCTACAACGGTGGATTGTTTCGAGCAGATCCCGCACAATACACATTTGTAATATTGTGGCAAGGTGATTCGGATGCATTGTTTTTGGAAGATACTTATGGTAATCCTATAAAGATCGAACAAAAAGAATTTGTCAAACTATCCACAGAACACTATCAACGAGTAATGAACCGTTGGCATCAAGAACATGCAGAACTCAAACGAATCCGTAAAGTCTAAAGGTGTGTTAATATTTGCATTTAATACTGCTGAAACCGATTATGTCGGTATTGCAGATCGTGCTGCTGCTCTTGCACAAAAAAATTTACAATTACCAGTAACATTAATCACTGACACAGATAGCCAGCCTAAATTTGCATACGATAAAATTGTACGCATTACACAAGAAGACAGCAAAAATGTTAGACAAACAGTAGAAACAAATCAAACAGTGACCTGGCGTAATCTTGGAAGATATCAAGCATATAATCTTAGTCCTTACGATCAAACTATATTAATTGACAGTGATTATTTTGTTCTTGACTCAAGTCTCGCAACATTATTTGATAAATCAGAATATCAAATAATGTATAATAATTATGGACTTAATGGGCACATCAATAATATTATGGGTCCAATGAGTTTGCAGTATGTATGGGCAACTGTTATTGTATTTGATCGGTCTAATTTGTCTGAAGCGTTATTTGATCTTGCAGGAAAAATACAACGTAATTATGGGTATTATTGCAGTTTGTTTAATGTTCCTGCAACGAACTATAGAAATGATTATGCGTTTGCAATGGCGCACTATATCGTATCAAACGATCCTGGGCATTTTATACCTTACAGTATGTTTACCGTTGACACAGCCATAGACTCTATTGAACTTGCTGAACGTATTACTATTAAAACTCCTAATACCGCACATATTGTTCCTGTGCAAAATTTACATATAATGAGTAAACAATTTTTGACCAGCAACAAATTTGACCGATTTTATCAGGCAGCAATAAATGTTTAATCATCAAGCACAACAGGGATTTTTAACATTAGCCATTGGCGCAGATTATCTACGTATGGCTTATGCACAAGCATTGAGTGTCAAAACTGCAATGCCTGATGCACTATATGCAGTGGCAGTTGATGCAGAAACAAAACTATTGATTACAGATAAACACATGACAGTATTTGATTATGTAGTTGATGTTCCTGAATTTAACAATCCAATGCAAGCAGAGCCTGAGTTATTTTGGGTCACTCCGTTTAAAGAAACAATTAAGTTAGAAGCAGACTTGTTAATACCGCGCAACATCAACCATTGGTGGACGGCATTAAGGCACAGAGAGTTAGTTATTAGTACCAACTGCAGAGACTATCGCGGCAACATTGTTGTGGATACAACATATAGACGATTATGGGCAGATAATAATTTACCAAATGTCTATAATGGTCTAATGTATTTTAGATTTACTAGAGAAAATTTAGAATTCTTTATGTTAGCACGTGATATATTTGCTAACTGGGATGCCATTAAAGAAGAATTAAAAAATTGTAGAGATGATGCGCCCGAAACAGATCAAGTATATGCATTGGCTGCTAGCATACACGGTGTTGAAAGATCTACTATGCCCAGTTTAGATTTTTTCACAATGACCCACATGAAACCACACATACAAGGATGGCCGTATGACACAGTTTGGCCTACTGCGGTTATTACCGAAGTTTACGATTCAGTTATAAGAATTAATAATGTAGAACAACTGTATCCGTTTCATTATCATGAGAAAGACTGGCTAACTGAAGATATAATAAATACATATGAATCAATTAGATCCCTTAGAAGAATTTCTTAAAGCACTAGCATCATTGCCCGAACCAGTTGTGCCAGAACCAAAAGAGTATAGAATATACTACAATGAAACTGGTAGAATAACAATGTTGTCCATGACCAATCACCCCGAAGGTGATTATATTGTTGTAGATTTAGAAACTTTTGAAAACTATACTAGATACGCCGGAGTCAAGGATAAAAAACTCATACCGGTTGCACAAAACAGTGGATATCAAGTACAATTGTCAAAAGGTTTATTGGGTTTTACAGTAGTAGCAGGACATGCTGGATTACTAATAGAAGACGAATCTTATCAAAATACGGAGAACTATGGCTACACAAATCGTTGATGTTGCAACAATTTTCTACGTTCGTTGGACGCTTTAACTCCGGCGGCAATTTTGTCTTTTGTCTCTTGAGAATACACCCGCCGTTTATTGGATTCTGCTATTTCGGCTTTGGATTCTGGGGTATGTTGTGGACCAGCAACTTTGCCCTTCTTGTGAGAAGGTCTCCCTTTAAGTTTTTCGGACCGTTGTTTCTTTTCTTCCTCGGTCCATAGTCTTCTTTTCTTTTTATGTGTAAACGTTTTTCCTTGCATTTGCAATCCTTTAGCAAGGCGTTGACTTGTAGTCCACACCCTTCCGGATGTTCCGTCACCACCATCGGTTTGATTTCGGAGTATCCCAGTTCCCAAGTCTTTGCGTCCGTACCATTTTATAAGTTGTCGCTCAATTGCAAGAGCACCAATTTCTGTTAAATTTTGTTCAATTATAATGATACGATTTAGTTCGCTTGGTATTCTGATATATTTGCGATTGTCCGAAAATGCTCGCTTACCTGAGTCTTTTCCTATATAATAAGGGGTGCCATCTGTTCTTAGATAGGCATAGACATAAAAGTGTAAATACATTGCTGATAGTTCCTTATAAACTGTTAGAGCAGGTGGATGCTTCCAACATCGCGATCTGCACTATTATTTATTAAAAAAAAATGAAAAATCCTGAAATAATCGATGTAGCTGATCTTGATACAATATATTTGACATATGATGAACCTCAAAAAGAAGAATTCTGGATTAAAATCCAAAATATGGTACCTTGGGCAAAGCGTGTTGATGGAGTTAAGGGCAGCGATGCTGCCCATAAGGCCGCAGCCGATGCCAGTGAAACTGATCGTTTTGTGCTTATTGACGGAGATAATTTGCCCGACGCTGATTTCTTTAACCTGCAGTTACGTTTGGATAGTACCAATGCTGATTGCGTGTTTCGTTGGCGGGCTCGCAATAGTATAAACGGCCTAATGTATGGCAACGGCGGAATGAGTTGTTGGACCAAAGACTTTGTTTATAATATGAAAACACACGAAGCATCCGACGGTGCTGATGATACTGCAGTGGAGTTTTGTTTTGACCCCAAATATTGGGCCATGCACGACTGCTACTCAACTACATACCCAGACGCAACCCCATTCCAAGCATGGCGTGCTGGATATCGTGAAGGTGTTAAGATGTGTTTAGACCGTGGCACTAAACCTACTATTGCCGAATTTGAGCAAAGAGTAAACGGCCGGAACTACGACAACTTATGCATTTGGCAATCAGTTGGAGCAGACAACCCCAATGGTCTGTGGGCTATATATGGTGCACGACTAGGTACTATTATGACCATGAACGAAGAAACCTGGAACTATAGAGATGTGCAAGACTTTGATAAACTAAAAGACCTTTGGCAAACATTCGGCAAACTTGATCCGGCTAAAGAATTAGAAAAACTAACCAAGTCTTTAACTAATAGACTAGGATTGCCGGTTACATTATTAAATGCCGAAGCAAGCCGGTTCTTCAAGCATCATTATCGTGCAGTATTTCGAAATCAAGGACCAATGGTACGTGAGTAATTTAACAGCAATTTCTTTTTATCCCAGAGGCGGAGGAAATAGATACCTACGTTATATTAAGGGGGATGATTTTAGTTTACCAAATATGTCATATGATCAATTTATTAAAGATCAAATTTTAGAACATAGATATTTATTGTCAAGTCCGCCAAAAACCAATAATGATTTTGTACTAACGCATTGTGCTAATGTTAAAAGAATAAACGAAGTTCTTGCCCCGACAAACATTATTTTTATAAAAACTGACTTTAAAAACAGTTTGCAAAGAGAATGGATGCTACATGGAAAATTTAGATATTCATCTACTAGAATTAAAAAAACTTATGATAAATTATTGTTAGAAACATATAACGATATCCGTGCTATGCATTGGCCAATAATTGATACGATAGATGAATTTTATTGTTTAAATGAAAACATAAAAAATGAAGTTATTACACAAATTAAAAATTTAACAATAAATGAAACGCTAAACTCGGCGTGGGCTACTATTTGCTGGCATCACCAATACTACGAACGCTACACAGCTGATTGTAGAGTAGATGTTAATGTTGATAATGATAATAATGAATTTGCTAATATGATGCGTGAAGAGCTAGCAAGATATCCAAGTGAATTATTTGATTTTTGCTGGAAAATTTATACACAATATAGACCTAACGCTAAAATAACAGACTTATACGAAAATGACAAAAAGTGATTTTATGGCTAGTGCCGAGTGGATGAAAGATAATCTCGGCGAAGGCTTGTGTTTAGCTAAATGGAAGCAAGTTAGCCTGCATTTACCTACAGGCTTAAACAACAGTTGCTATCATCCTCCACTGCATGCTATTGACGCCGATGTATTAAAAGACAATCCGGGAGCATTACATAATACAGCACACAAAAAAGCTCAACGTAAAATAATGCTTCGTCATGAACGTCCTGGTGAATGTCAATATTGCTGGAACATGGAAGACTTGGGTAAACTAAGTGATCGTCATTATAGATCTGGAGAACGTTGGGCCGCAGAGGAATATGATACAATTGTAAATAGTACAGGAGACGAAAACGATGTTATCCCTTCATACGTTGAGGTTAATTTTAACCACGCTTGTAATTTGGCTTGCAGCTATTGCAGTCCTCAGTTTAGCAGTACGTGGCAAACAGAAATCGACCGTTATGGTGGCTATCCTACTAGTACTATTCACAACGACCCTAGTCATTTCACTGGGCGCAATCGTCCTATTCCCGCCTCCACTGATAACCCCTATGTAACGGCATTTTGGGAATGGTGGCCCACTTTATATCCTAAATTAAAACACTTTCGTATGACTGGCGGTGAGCCATTAATGGACAAGAATACATACCGAGTATTTGATTATGTGTTGGCTATACCTAACCCAGAATTGCATTTAAATGTAACAAGTAATTTTAGTGTCGAAGATGCATTGTTTGAAAAATATATAAATTATGTAAAACAGTTATGCAGTACCAATATTGAACATTTCATGCAGTATGTAAGTTTAGATTCTGGAAAATACACTCACGCCGAATATATTAGACACGGCTTAAACTTTCATCGTATGCAAAATAATGTGCATAGATTCCTTGGTGAGATTCCATATCGTAATAGTCTTACATTTATTATTACAATGAATAATTTAAGTGTATTGGGCTTACAACAACAACTGGAATGGATATTGGATTTACGTAAATCCTATAGCTCAACTTATCAACGTGTATGGTTTGACACTCCAGTATTGCGTCGACCAGAATGGCAGAGCCTGCAACTGTTACCACCTGTGTATGCAGGAGTATTAGAACGTACTGCAGACTGGATGGAAGCAAACTTAGAAACCCCAGATAAACCATTTTGTGGATTTAAAGATTATGAAGTTCAGCGTTTACGCAGAGACATAGCATGGATGCGAGAAGGTAGCAATCTAGACCCTGACTATGTTAAACTACACAAAGGGAACTTTTATCGATTCTTTAACGAACACGATAAACGTAGAAAAACAAATTTTTTATCAACTTTCCCGCAGATGAAAGAATTCTGGAAAGAATGTGAATACTATGCCAAAAATTAATTTAGTAGAAAATAAGACATTTTGTATGCTACCTTTTATTCATACTATGTTAGATGAACACGATAATTTAAGACTTTGTTGTTTTTCTAATAAAGTAAAATCTTTCCCTGTTGATTTTAATTTTAAAAGCGACAAAATTCTTAATGATGTTAGATCAAAGATGCTAGTAGGCGATAAAGTATCTTATTGTGAAACATGCTATAGTATAGAGGACTCCGGAGGCGAAAGTTTTCGTAGTATAAATTCTCTGGAATGGATGGAAAAATTAGGTATATCAGACACTGATGATTTAGAACCAGAGTTAATTTATTACGACATACGTAATGATAATTTATGTAATTTAGCATGTAGAATTTGCCACCCGGCGGCAAGTAGTCAGTTAGAAAAAGAATATAAAAAACTCAATTGGGTAATATGGCCGCGTTCACCAAAATTAAAGATAACAGATATTGTAAATTATTCTACAGTTAAAAAGATGTATATAGCCGGGGGCGAACCTACAATTATGCCATCATTTAGAGAATTTTTAGTTAAAGCAATCGAAAATAATAGAACTGATATCGAGATAAGAATGTTAACCAATGCAACAAATCTAAACAAAGATATCTTGTCATTATTGTCTAATTTTAATCATCTAGAAGTATCTATTAGTATTGATGGGTTTGATGACGTAAACACTTATATAAGATGGCCAAGTGATTGGAATTCTATAGTAAACAATATAGAAAAAATACTAAAAATAACTAATTCTGTGTCTATCGGAATCGATGTAAATATTTGGAATATATGCAGTTTATATAAATTAATTGATTTTTTGGAGAATAAATTCCCGGGGGTAATTATTAATTTAACTGAAGGATGGCCAACAGAAGGTATAAACATTAGACCATTTAATTTTCCAAATAAAGAATTGGCGGTCGAAAGATTAAATTTAATTAAACATTCTATTACATACCAAACTAAAACTTTGTTTAAAAATAAAATTGATTATTTTATAACTCGAATTCAAACAGAACCTATAGATTATGATGCACTAAAAAAGTTTTTTACCTATAATGATGCACTTGATGCTAGTAGAGAAGTTAAATTAAAAGATTATATACCGGAATTAGAAGCATGCCGAGAATTAATAACGAAACAGATTTAGAATACAAACACAGAGTGATTGATGTTAAGTCAACATCATTCTGTGGAGCAAAATGGTACAACGCCACTATCTGGTTGGGGTCAGGCATGACCACCAGTTGCCATCACCCATTGCCGCATAAAGTGGAGGTTGGTGATGTAGTACGAAATCCCAAAGCATTGCACAACACGCAACAAAAAAAGATGGAGCGTGAACAAATGCAAAAAGGTGAACGACCAAGTGGTTGTGAATACTGCTGGAAGATAGAAGATATCGGCCGCGATAATATTAGTGACCGTGTTTATAAGACAGTTATCTATTCAGATGAAGATTTAGCTTATGCATATCGTACTCCTGCAAGCCGAGATATTAATTTACAGACTCTTGAGATCGCCTTTGATCGTACTTGCCAGCTTGCTTGCAGTTATTGCAACCCAGCTTTCAGTTCTACCTGGGTCCGTGATATTGATCGTAATGGGCCTTATACCGATCTTGTCAGTGATGGCCGTAACCATTTTACGCATAATCACAGATCATCGCAACTATACCGATTTGGCGAAGAAAATCCATATGTCACAGCCTTCCACAAATGGTGGGAATCAGATTTACATCGAACACTAAAAGAACTACGTATTACAGGTGGGGAACCGCTTATGTCAGGCGAAACGTGGCGACTTATTGATTGGTTTAAAAGTAACAAAGGTAAGTCAAAGACTAGGTTAGCCATTAACAGTAATTTAGGCCCCGATGTAGATATAGATCGTTTGTTAGATTCAATTGACGGGGTCGAAGTAGACTTATATACTAGTAATGAGTCTATGAGTTTGCAAGCAGAATATATTCGCGATGGTCTTGTGTTTGATGACTGGGCAAACAATGTAGAACGATTGCTTGATAGCGGTAAGTTTCGTGGACTACATGTTATGTGTACAATAAATGCATTGTGTTTAGACAGTATTGATAGTTTTCTAGAATGCGTTTTACAATGGAAAACCGAATATGGTCAAGATGCTATTAATTTTACATTAAATATATTAAGGTTCCCAAGTTTTCAATCGCCATTGGTGTTTACTGATGATTTACGTTCTTATTACAAAAACAAGTTAGAAACTTGGTTTAAGAATAATAAGCATTCAGAGTTTTTACATGAAATGGAACAAAATCAAGTTCAACGATTAATTGATTATCTTGATGTTGTTAAAACTCCGCATGCTGATGCCGCAGAAAGATCTATGCTAGAGAAAGATTTCAAACAGTTTTATACTCAATACGATTTAAGAAGAAATAAAAATTTTGTTGACGCATTTCCAAATATAGCAGACTGGTACAATTCGATATGATCAAAGTATTCGATCCTTTAGAATATAAAAAAATAAAGATTGATAGCAAATCCACAAGTTTTTGTGGAGCAAAATATTATCTTGCAACTATGTGGCTACAAGCAGGAATGACGGCCAGTTGTCATCATAATCCTTCGCATGCAATAGATATTAACGAAATTGCATTAAATCCTAGTGCACTACATAATACAAAACAAAAAAAACAAGAACGTGAAGATATGCGGCAAGGATTAAAACCCAGTGGTTGTCATTATTGTTGGAATATAGAATCTATTGGCGATCTAGCTGTAAGTGATAGAATTTGGAATAGTCATGCAAACAGTGATGAAGAATTAGATCGAGCTTTTGCAGCAGACTATGACGAAAATTTTAATTTAACTAGATTGGAAATTAGTTTTGACAGAACTTGCCAATTCGCTTGTAGTTATTGTAGTCCATGGGTAAGTAGTTCATGGCACAAAGATATAAAAATAAACGGCACATATAAAAATCTAGAGGTAGAAACTAGACGGCAATATACATCACCAGTAGACAACGATATGCCATATGCACCAAATGAATCTAATCCATATATAGATGCATTTTTTAAATGGTGGGAATCAGATCTACATAAAACATTAAAAGAACTACGCATCACTGGCGGGGAACCTTTTATGAGTGGACATTTTTGGAGATTGATAGGTTGGCTACAACATCATAAAGATCAAACAACTGCAACATTTGCTATTAACACTAATCTCGGTTATAATATAAATGAATTAGAGAAATTGTTTAATAAAATAAATGGGAATAATGTAGCCTTTTATGTTAGTATTGAATCCGTCGGAGGAAAAAGTGAATATGCACGTGATGGGTTAGATTGGAACGTATTTCATAACAATTTAGAATATCTTTTTAAACAAAACTGTAAAGTATACATAATGAGTACAGTGAGTGCTATAACATTAGACGGAATGGTTGATTTTTTAGAATACAGCATGAACTACAAACTTAAATACGGAATTTCTATATTACAATATACTATAGCTATAGTAGATCATCCTAATTTCCAAAGCCCACTAGTATTACCCTACTATATAAGAAAACAATATGCAGACGAAATACAACAATGGGTTAACAAATATAAACACAATTATCCCATGATCTTGCAAGAAGAATCGCATATTGAGAGATTAATACAATTTTTAAAAACTCCTGACTCAGAAGAAATAAACGGAGTCCCAATAAAAGATTTAAGATCTGGATTTAAAAGTTTTTTCACACAATATGATCAACGAAGAGGAAAAAGTTTCACAGACACTTTTCCTAGATTAGCAGAATGGTACAACACACTATGAGTATACAAAAAAATTATGATTACCTGTCTAGATATCCTATGTATATTGACAAAAATCAATTAACTGAACAACAAGAATTTCGTCTTGTTAAAAGTGATCGTTTTTGCATGATGCCATGGGTTCATATGCATGCGTTTCCGGATGGTCGTGCATATCCGTGTTGTCTAAGTGATTACTGGCACCCGGTTGGGGATTTGCGTAAAAATACAATGCAGGAAGTCTGGAACCAAAACAGGTATAAAACAATGCGCAGAAATATGTTAAATGACAAGCCGTCTAAGGAGTGCGTAAAATGTTATGAACAAGAACAACACGGTGCATTCAGCATGCGTAATGACGCTAATAGAAACTATGGACATCACATTGCTGAAGTAGATAAAACTACTGAAGATGGTGAAAATCCAGATTTTAAAATTCGTTATTGGGATGTTAGATTTAGCAATCTTTGTAATTTTAAATGCCGTACCTGTGGTCCTATTTTTAGCAGCAATTGGTACAACGACCATGTAAAATTATTTGGTGTAGTTCCGGATGTATTATCACGACCCATGGAGCGAGTAGAATATACTACTGGTACTGAAGATGGCATGCTTGCACAAATGGAAGAACATATCCCTTACCTTGAGCAAGTTTATTTTGCTGGTGGTGAGCCACTTATTATGAAAGAACATTATTACCTGCTTGAAAAATTAATCGAGTACGGTAAAACAGATGTTAGAATTTTATATAATACCAACTTTAGTGAATTGCATTATAAAGATAAACATGTATTTGAATATTGGCGGCATTTTAAAAATGTCAGTGTTGGTGCAAGTTTAGATGCTAGTGGTTCAAGAGCAGAATTGATGCGTAGTGGTACGGACTGGCAGCAAACACTAGATAATCGTCGTCGCATGATGAAAGAAGTTCCGCATGTAGATTTTTATGTAGGCTCCACAGTAAGTTCAATGAATGTGCTGCATGTGTTAGACTTTCATAGAGAGTGGACCGAATTAGGATTAATACGAGCAAAAGATTGGAATGTAAATATTTGTCAAAGTCCGGATTGTTATAGAGCAGATATATTTCCGGAACAGTTTAAACAGGAAGTTATTAAACCTGCATATGAACGACATATAGAGTGGATCGACAGCCAAGATAATCTAAGACGTGCAACCAACGGTTTTAAAAGTATGTTAAGTTTTATATTAAACAATAACGGAGTAGAACATTGGGGTAAATTTATTGAAGAAATTAACAGACTTGATCAAGTAAGAAATGAAAATTTTTGGAAAACATTTCCTGAACTTGCAGAATTAAAAAATTATGAACCTACCTAATACTATTTGTATGTTGCCTTGGATTAGCATAGAAACTAGTCCTGTTGGAACTGCACGCCCATGTTGTATGGCACACGAAGAAATCACCGACGAACACGGGGAAAAATACGATTTAAATCAAACTGATTTAACCACGATATACCGTAGTGAATATATGCAAAATTTGCGCAGGCAATTTCGCAATGGCCTAAAACCTGAAACATGCTCGCGATGCTGGGATGAAGAAGACGCCGGCAGAACCAGTAAACGATTGCACACACAAGATCGATTGAAGGAACTATTTGCACAAGTTGATTGGACCAATGATAACCCTGAACAACTGTGGTTTATTGATTTAAAGTTAGGCAATATCTGTAATTTAAAATGTCGTATCTGCGGTTCGTGGTCTAGCAGTAAATGGGCCGAAGAAGAACTAGCATACATGCCCGAATTAGAAGATAAAAAATCTCATCTTGCATACAAACTGCTACGTGCCGGAGCATGGCCTCGTAAAACAGAAACATTTTGGGACGATTTAAAATCACTGCTACCTAACATCAAATACTTTGAGTTTACTGGCGGCGAACCCTGGATGATTCAAGAACATTTTGACCTTCTACAATATGCAGTGGATACGGGGCATAGTCATCATATTGATATTCACTATAATACTAATGGTTCCCAGTGGCCTAAGAATCCGCTATTATGGAAAGAATTTGGCCGGGTGGATATTGCATTCAGTATTGACAATGTGGGCGATCGATTTGAGTATGAACGCTATGGTGCCAAGTGGGATGAAGCAAATAAAATTATTGATGCCACACATGTTTTAAAAGATACAAGTTTACCAAATATTACCACACAACTTTGCTTTACGATCAACGTACAAAATGTTTACTACTTAGATGAACTTCTTGCGTGGGCAGATACAAAAGGATTTGGAGATATCTATTTTAACATGATGCATGGCCCTGCACACATGAGTGTTCAATACATGCCCTTGGCTGCTAAAGAATTAGTATTAAACAAATTAAAAACAACATCTTGGACAACCAATAATTATCAACAAGAAATTAACAATATTATTAATTTTATTGAATTAGGTCCTGGCAGCGACGGAAAAGAATTTTTAATTAAAATGAAAATAACGGATCAATATCGCCGACAAAACTTTATGGATACACATCCAGAAATAGCTGCAGCAATGGGTTATGGACGCTGATTTAATATTTCACCGGCAACATAGAAATTTGCCTTCGCCAAAAACAGTTACTAATACCTGTGACTGGCCATGGCATCAATTAAACATTGACAGCCAAGGGCGATTGTTTGTCTGCGGGTGTGATGCATGGGTACCGTTTAGTGCAGGTACTGTAAATGATTTTGGTAGTTTTGCACAGGTGTTTGCAAGTCCGGTTGCACAGCAAGTACAAAATGCTATTACCGCAGGTACATTTGATTACTGCGATACCCGCCATTGCGGAGTTATGCAAAACAATCAAACAACACAATATGATTATTATTTGCATATAGGTATAGATGACAGTTGTAATTTGTTATGTCCAAGCTGTCGAAAAGATAAAATATTTAGAAGTGATGCTGAATGGATTGATCCTAGACTACAATGGATAGAACAAATAAATCAATGGATACAACAAGTTCCTGATAAGACGGTACATATTATGATAGGTGCAAATGGTGATCCATTTGCAAGTTTAATTTATAGACACTTGATTAAACGTGTTGATTTCGCTCAAAATGTCAGTTTTAGTTTTCGCACCAATGGATTGTTAATGCAAAAACATCTGGCAGAATTTACCATACTGCCCAGGATACGCAATTTAGATATTAGCATAGATGCCGCAACTGCTAAAACCTATGCTATTACACGTCGTGGCGGTGATTGGGACATACTAATAGAAAATTTAAAATTTGCTCAGAGTATAAAAGAACAGTACAATATTAATCTTGTTGGCAATTTCGTAGTACAACGTGCAAACTTTAGAGAAGTTCCTGAATTTGCACAATTGTGTTGGCAGTACGAGTTAGTGCCTAGTTATCAAATATTACAAGATTGGGGTACATACAAAAACTTTAAAGAAGAATGTGTACATTTCACTGATAGCCTACACTATAATGAATTCTGCCAAATATTTAAAGACGCCAGCTGGCAAACAGACAAGATTTATTTAAACGCGGTCCATGAGTATATTAAAACCTGATACACTATGTATGGCTCCGTGGACTCACACATATCTAAGTCCACAAACAGAAAGACGCATGTGCTGTGCGTCGCGAGAGCCTGCGCAGAATTTTCAGCAGTATATTGATACTGGTAGTGGTACTGGTCAGTATATACCGATCACTTTGGATGAACATTGGAATGGGGAGCATCTAAGATCAGTGCGCCTGCGCATGTTGCGCGGGGAAACCCTCCCAGAGTGTGAAGTATGCAATGACAAGCTATTGAACACTGATGTTTACCGTAGTTATTTTAATCAACTGTTTGGGCATAAGTACGATAGTGTAATTGAAACTACAGATAGCACGGGTTATACAACAATGAAACCAGTGTCGTGGGATTATCGTTTTAGTAATCTCTGTAATTTCAAATGCCGTATGTGCGGAGACATGTTAAGCAGTGCTTGGGAGTCAGAGCAACGCCAACACAACATGGTCGATTATGCTAATCCAAAAAATAATTGGATGCGACCTGAAGTCAAGCAACAAATTGAACAGTTTCAATCTACTCAAGTAGAGCAAGAATTTGCCGATGCAGTTGAAGAACACCGTGTCGAAGAGGTCTACTGGGTAGGAGGAGAACCGTTGATGTACGAACAACACTGGAAGTACATGCAACGTATTGTTGAATTAGGAGATGGACCAAATGTTTACGCACGTTACAACACCAACCTTTCAAGGGTTCGTTACAAAGGTGTTAATTTATACAGCGATATTCTTGGGCATTTGCGCGATTGGCAAATTTGTGCGTCAATTGATGGCACCGGCCAAATCGGAGAATACATCCGAACAGGCCTTGACTATGATCAATGGCTTAGAAACTTCCGTGAAGGAGTTGAGATCGCAACTAACCGACGTCAAATGCGAATTGACTTCACACTCACATTGCCAGGTATGTTCGAAACCCATAACATTATGCGATTGTCGCGAGAGCTAGATGTAGATATACTAGCTAAAGTAATTTTTAGTTTTAGCCCGGACATAGTTATGTCACCTTTAGCCCTACCTAGAGAACTTTTAGAACCCTGGATAGACGAAACAATTAGCAAATTAGCAAGTGGTAGCAACCCGTTAAAGGATATACTTGTCCAACTAAAAACTAGACCTACATTTGCGGAACAATGGCCCAATGAATATGCCAACGCCATTGCTCGAGGCAAGGCTCGTGTGTTAAAATTAGAAAGTATACGCACACAGCCTATTACAATGGCCGAAATATTAAAGGAAAGACCTGATGTCTACAACTGGTGGCAATCAATTGCTTGATCAATTTGAAATAGTTTTACAGGATAATAATGATCCACTAACTGTTTATGTTGATGTGTATGACAATTCACTTGGCCGTAAATGGCTATCTGCACTTAATGATTTAATTGCAAACAATTATCACCTTGAAAAGAATTACTGTTTTTTTGGATTTGTCAATAGCAAGCGCAATGGTCAGTATATGCTTAATCAAGTAAATCAGTCAATCTCTGCAATTAATAATGCTAATTTAGGATATCACATAGATGATTATTTTTCCATGGATAATTGTATCAGTGATAAATCCGAAGATGGTAGAGCATTTGGCAGAAACATTGTGCACGATAAATTTAATCATCTGCATAGATATTTTGAAGACCTTCAAGGAGTTAGCGGACAAATGTCGCCGTTCTATCAACAAGCCAATGACGCAATACGTTGGCATATACGACAATTAAATTTATTGTGTCACGAATTTGAATCTTGGGCACTTAGTTATCGTAAACAAATAGAAGCACCAGAATGGCAACGGCCCAGCCAATTGATGTGTTGGTTGCATGCCCCTCGGTTCACGCTAGATGAAGAAGATTATGAATTATTTGGTGTTGACACTATAAATCGCAGTCTCGGGGGAGTCTATGTTGGAGTTAATAAAGCGGTTGGCAAACATCATTGGGAAGTATTTAATGACGAAGGTAGAGATAGTAGGATAGATGAATTAACAACAACAACACTAAGAAGTCAAACCGAAGCTGCCGGAGATTTTGATATAGAATGGGCAAACGATCCTGGAAAATATCATTGGCAACAGCGCAGACTACAAGAATTCAGAGATTGGCTTACTGCAAACAACTTTGACCCTGATGATAAAAGTTTAACCATAGGACATCCAAAAGTTGGACAAGTTGATTTAGTTCGTAGTTTTGGTACAGAAAATTATGAAATAATCTGGCGCTTATTGTTGGATAGATTAAATGTGCAGAGTATATCTACATCTACTGCACAAGCTGTATACAACTATAATTGGTCCAACGCTGATTATATGCAACAACAAATTGAAAGTTTAAAACCAGGATATGATCTTAGTAGCCGGGGGTGATAGTTTTATTTTTGGAAATGAATTAACAGATTGGCAATTAAATAAATCAACGCCAAGTAAATTTACATTTCCTGCGCTAATTGCAGATTATCTAAGGTTAGATTATTCATGTTGTGCAATACCAGGAAATGCCAATGATGCTATTGCAAGAATGACCATAGATAGATGCGAAATGCTGTTAAACGAAGGCAAACAAGTTGCAGTGATAGTCGCTTGGACTTTCCCGGAAAGATTTGAATTTCCCTTTGAATTTGAAATTAACAGCCCTATTAGCCCATGGTCAAGCATTACTGTAAATGATCTAATCAATAAACCTGAAACAAGAAGTTTTGCACGAGAGTTTTATAAAAATATTAATTCTGGTTGGTTTGCAGAATACAATACAGTAAAAAACATAATTATGCTAGAACAATATTTAAAATCGAAAAATATCAATTATGTTTTTACTGTTGCAGACAACATACTTTTAAAAAATCGAAACGATCAAGCATTAAAACCCTATTGGGATTTAATAGATTTTGATTCTTGGTTTCTATTTCCTGCGGCAACAGAGCCACATAATACTGTAACACCAAGAGGTTTTTACCAATGGGCTCAAGAGAATAAATATCCAGTAGGCCCTGATCAACATCCACTTGAGCAAGCACATCAAATAGCCGCCACACTAATCCAGGAGAAATTTAATGAAATGGTTAAAAAATCTGTACAATAAAATTGTACTGGAAATTCGCTATCGTAAAAAACTACGAGAACTACGCAAAAGAGATCCGTTTATTTACAAATGATTCAAAGTATTTTAACAATCGGTGATAGCTTTACCTACGGTGAAGAATTAGATAATCGGGAACATGCCTGGCCTTATTATCTTGCACGAGGACTAAAAGCCGATGTAGTAAATTTAGGTCAGCCCAGTGCCGGCAACACCGGAATGGTTCGCAAGGCCATGAGTTATAGTGTAACCGATGCTCCTGTGGACCTAGTTATAGTAGCATGGTCGAGTGCAGGACGCATGGAGTTTGCTGACGAAAATGGCACCTATGATATATGGCCCGGGTATCTTGGCGGTAAGTTTACAAGAGACGATCAACTCTGGAGATTTGAAATATTAGAATATATCAACAAATATCATAGTCCAGAATATTTGTTCCAACAATATCTCGTAAACATAATATCATTGCAGAGTTTTTTCAAAGCTAACAATCAACGATATCTAATGTTAGATATTGTTGGGCGAGACTACTATAAAAATACATATACAACACGCATGCCTCAATTGGCAGGAATGGTTGACCCTACATATTTTATTGGGTGGCCCAATGATGGCATGGCAGAATGGACACAAGGATGTAGACGTGGCTCAGGTGGGCATTTTCTAGAAGATGGTCACAAGAAAGTGACTGCAAAAATTTATGAACATATTCGGAATCTCGGCTGGATTTCATGATGCAGCCATAACAGTATTGCAGGACAACAAAATTGTCTTTGCAGGGCACGCTGAACGATACAGCAAAAGAAAAAACGATGCTAATCTCAATGACGATCTTGTTGCAGATGCTTTATCTTATGGCAATCCAGATCAAATAGTGTACTACGAACGTCCTTGGATTAAGAAATTACAACAACTATATTCGGGACAGTACAATGAAGCTGCAAATTTTGATAATTTTACTATTGGTCAGCATATTCGCAAATATATACATGTTCCTGTTCATCAGGAGCGACTACTATCTTGCCCTAGACGAAATATGTCCCATCATTTATCACACGCTGCCGCGGGATTCCAAACAAGTCCTTACCAAAAAGCCACAGTTGTGGTTATAGATGCTATCGGTGAATTAGATACCGTTAGTATTTACGGTGCAGAGTATGTTAATGGGCGGGCTCAGTATCGAAAACTATGGGGACAACGTTATCCACATAGCATAGGATTATTTTATAGTGCAATGACACAAGCAGTTGGATTAAAGCCTAACGAAGAAGAATATATAATGATGGGCATGAGTGCATATGGTACTGATGCTGTAATCACAGATGGGCTATCTACGGTTATAAAAAATAAATTTGTTGCAGACGAATATGCAATTGAATTTAAGGAAAACTTACATGCAGGTGCTGATTTGCATCCATTTGATTATTTAGAAAAAGAAGATATTGCTTATGGTGCACAACGATTAGCTGAACGTTTGATATACAATGTTATGCATCGTGCTAAGATGTTCGACTTTAGTTCAAACTTGGTTTATATGGGCGGTGTGGCACTTAACTGTTTAGCAAATAGAAACTTAGGAGATTATTTTGATAATATATGGATTATGCCTAATCCTGGTGATGCTGGCAGTAGCCTGGGCGCTGCCGCCCTTGCTTATGGCGGTCCTCTTGTGTGGCGCGATGCTTACCTTGGGACTAATATTGCCGGTGACTATCCTGTTAATGGATTGTTGGATACTTTACTCACTGAAAAAATTGTCGGAGTTGCCTCGGGACGAGCAGAATTCGGGCCCAGGGCACTAGGCAATCGTAGTTTGTTAGCGGACCCAAGAGGGCCAGATATAAAGGATCGTGTAAATGAAATTAAACGAAGACAAAAATTTCGACCTTTTGCCCCAGTTATTCTGGAAGAGATGGTTGATGAGTACTTTGATGTTCCTCGTGGTTGGAGTGACAGCAGGTATATGCAGCTCGTCGGTAAGTGTAGGCGTCCTGACTTATTTCCTGCTATCGTTCACGTGGATGGGACTAGTCGTATTCAGACCGTTCCACAAGATGGATCAGGAATAAGACAACTGTTAGAAAAATGGTATGTAATGACAGATTGCCCAATGTTGTTAAATACTAGTTTGAACATACGCGGAGAACCTATGGTTAATGACCGCGCAGATGCTGATAGATTTGAAAAAATGTATAACGTAAAGGTATGTAGTTAAATGACTCACTTAGTCACAGATAATTGTATTAAATGTAAACACACAGATTGTGTAGATGTGTGCCCGGTAGATTGTTTTTATGAAGGACCTAATTTTTTAGCAATCAACCCTGATGAATGTATTGATTGTGCAGTATGTATTCCCGAATGTCCGGTTAATGCAATTAAAGCCGAAGAAGATGTACCGGATCGAGACATATGGTTTGATATTAACAAAAGATTAAGTGCAAAATGGCCCAATATCAAACGCAGTAAAGAATCATTGCCGGATGCCGACGAATGGAACGGTCGGCCCAATAAGTTGCCGTTATTAGAAGAATGACGTTGGAAAATAATTTATATTATACCAACAAAGAAAAAAATATATTTTTTGTTGGAGATAGTTTTTGCGCAAGCTATAATAGAGAATTATTTCATAAATTAGGATCTCGTAATTCTCAATACGGCAAAAATAATTCTTACATAGACTTAGTAGCAAGGCATTTTAACTGTATTTTACAACCTCATGGTTATGGTGGAAAAAGTTGGTGGTGGTCAAGAGTTAGATTTTATAGAGATTTAGAGTCCATAGATCTAAATTCAATTTTTGCTATAGTATTTTGTCATACTGATCACAAAAGAATAAACAATTCTTGGAATGATAATAATGAACTACAACATCCAGATCTATCGTCAGAAGCCAAAATTTTTTACAAATATTATTACGACAACGAGTTCAACAAATGGGCATGCGAAAATTGGTTTAAAGAAATCAACGAAAAATTTGCAGATGTAAAGACCGTGCATTTTAATTGTTTTCGGGATACAGTTGAATTGTCGCGTCAATTAAACGGTGTAGTAATTAACACTCCTCTTATAGATTTAAGTCTTAAAGAGTTTCCGACATCTACTAATATACGGAAAATGATACTAAATGACAAAAGAACTAATCATTTTAGTTCGAGAAATAATCAAGTGTTAGCCAATTATATTATTAGACATTTAGAAAACTATACACCTGGTCAATATGAATTGAATTTGTCAGATTTTGAACTTCGAGGATTATCTAATACATGGGAATAATAAAATGACACGAAAAATATTAGTAATGGGTTTACCGGGTTCAGGTAAAACAACATTCAGTCAAAACTTAGTTAAACGACTTATGCTGTCGCATAGTGTAAGTTGGTATAATGCCGACAGTGTGCGTGAACAGTTTGACGACTGGGATTTTAGTCCAGAAGGTCGTGCACGACAAGTTCAACGCATGATTGATTTATCAAACAATTCAGGCAGTGATTTTGCTGTCTGCGACTTTGTTTGCCCTACAGATGAATTGCGCCAAGAGTTCGATGCTGACATAGTTATTTGGATAGATACTATTACCGCTGGTAGGTTTGAGGATACCAATAAATTATTTGAGCCACCAACAACATTTACCTACCGTATTACAGACTGGGATGAGCATTGGGTAAAATCTATCGCCGCAGATCTGCGCCAAGATCTAAGTGATACACATGTTCGAAGTATAGTTAAAGCTATTTCCTGGAGAGTAATTGGAACCACAGAAACATTTTTAATTAGCTGGCTTATAACTGGTCGCGCAGGAACCGCTGGTGGCATTGCAGCAGTACAAGCAGTTGCATCAACTGCATTGTATTGGTGGCATGAACGAACATGGCTAAAAATTAAATGGGGTAAACAATGACCGAAAATAAAAAACCAAATTTTATGGATGCAATCAAAGCTGCACAAGCACAAAAGAAACGAGTGCCGCAGGCAACAAGTGCAAAAGTTCAACAAGCAAAATTTAAAAATCAAGGATTAAACAGCAGACCCGTTAAACGTTCAGGGGCTCGTGGCGGCTAAACAATGGACCGCGATGAATGGCAACAACATATTATTGCCATATCCGGATATCCGCCTAATGGATTGCCTGGAGTAGAATGGGTTTGGTGGCGTAATCCAACTAACGCAAAGTCTTTAAGATTGAACCGTCCGGGATACGAGTTTATACAAAAAAACACCAAACTAGAATTCTACGATGTTGCGGTTATACATGAATTTTTTCCAAAGCATTTATTACAATTAGAACGATTAATTTCGGCTCCATACTATTTAAAACGTGGCAAAATTTGCTTGCTAGATCAGAAAGATGCAGTCATGCTGCAACTGCACGGTGGTAATCTGGCACAGTATCTAGACAATCTAGAAATCAACGCACGTTGACTTGTTTGAATTATTCTAGTATAATAATAAAATGATTGACAAATATTATCAGCAAATCTGTGCAGAATGGGGGATAACACCCACCGCTGACGTTTCCACTGGCTACGAATCAGTATATGATCAACTACGAGTATTAAGCAAAGAACGCTGGCTGGCTGCTGATGATGCTGGACGAGAGGCTATACAAGAATCTGCTTTTGAAATTTATCGCAGTGTTGGTATTGTTCCTATCACTTACTACAGCCTAGATGGATGCCAGCAACAAATACGTGAACTAACAGAATCTACTAAATCTGTTCGAAATCGCACTCTTGCCATTGGCGGATCAGCAGGATCCTCATTTAGTCGTTTTTGGTTTCCGGGTATGCAAGAAGCAGCCTGGGGAGACAATGATACAGTTGGCCTACGTGCAAGATTTAATCACGACGCTAAACTACGTCGTGCTATACGTATTTGTTATCAGTTTAGAGACAACGGTGATCAAGCGGTGTTTCCCGCGGCACTGAGAACCGCACTTGAACTAGTCAACGGTGGTACCATAACGAATTTTAAACCAATGAACGCTCGTGCGGTATGGGAATATATTTGTCCGGTCTGGGGAGGTCGTGTATTAGATTTCAGTGCAGGATTTGGTGGACGCATGATGGGCGCAATGACCAGTCGCATGCGATATCACTATACTGGCATAGATCCAAATACAAAAACCTATGCTGGATTACAAGCACTTGGTGCATTAATCTCAAATGTGGTTGGCACCGACTCTGAGGTGCATTGTATCGGCAGTGAAGATTTTGTACCCGATGCCGGCACATACAATGCGGCATTTAGTTCGCCGCCGTATTTTAATTGTGAACGATACAATGATGAGCCCACACAATGCTATAATAAGTTTACCAATTTAGACGCTTGGTTTGAACAGTATGCAGAACCTACTCTACGTATGGTACATACCGCACTGGCACCAGATGCAATCTATGCGGTAAATATTGCCGACTACCGACAAGGTAAGGCAACATTTGAAATTGTTGATCGGTGGCGAGCACTAAGTGAACGTATTGGATTTGAATATCAAGAAACTGTTGACATGCTATTAACTACTCGTCCCGGAGTTGGCAATAACCGTAGTGAAAACTCTACAAAATCGGAGGGCATATATGTCTTTAGAAGAAGATAAAGATTTAACATGGGCAATCCTTAAAGGTGATGCAAGAGAAATTGCACATTTATATGGTCCTGAATTGCAAGCACTCGCTCGACATCGGGGGAAGGTACGTTTTCATCGCAGATTTGATGAATTGCTAGAATTTATAATGCAGGTATTACCTAACAAAATTGATGTATGTGCAGTTATTAGATGTTGGTTGATTAGATATAACTTACCCGTTGATCCTGAAAAACTACAAAATTTTGATCTTTTTCACAAAAATTACGGGCATTTTATAGTAGCAGAATCCCAAAATATACCGTGGTTGTAAAAAAACAACACTCAAAAACCCGCAGATTGTGCGGGTTATTTTTTGATGTTATAATAATCACTGTAGCAACAAAAAAAGGATACACTTATGGGAACACGTTCAGTTATTGCAGTTATGCATGGGTCTAATGCCAAAGCAGTTTATTGTCATTGGGACGGGTATTTAGAACATAATGGCGCTATTTTGTTTCAGTACTACAATACCAGTCCGTTAGCTAATCACCTAGTATCACTTGGTGATATTTCTAGCCTTGGCAAAGTAATTGGTGAGGCACATCCTTTTAGTCAGTTTGATATCAACAAGGATGACCCAGACTTTGACAAATTGATGGCCTTGCACGAGATGGCAGACAAAGAAGGCTGGACTACATTCTACGGACGCGATCGCGGCGAAACAGGTACAGAACATAAAACATTCACAGACTTCGATCAGTTTGAAGAATATTTTGATTCATGCGGTGCAGAATATGCATATATCATGAAAGACGGCGAATGGTTTATGTTTGACTGTAACAATCGCGGTATTCGTACACTTGCAGGTGAGTTGCAGGAAAACAACATTAAAATCTAAAATGACCCGCTGATTGTGCGGGGTATTATTTGATGCTATAATAGAATACATAATTTAACAGGAGTAAAAAATGTCAAGTTCTAGTAAAGTCAGCGAAGCTCGTACAATTACGCCTAACGAAGCTCGTAGTAGAATTCTTCGTTGTTTCAAGGCTAAACGTCCGGTATTCCTATGGGGTCCTCCCGGTATTGGTAAATCAGAAGTCGTTGCTGGCTTAACTGAAGAACTAGGTGGCATTATGTACGATGCTCGCCTTGGCCAAATGGAGCCCACAGACATTCGTGGTATTCCGTTCTTTAACAAAGATCTAGGTAAGATGGATTGGGCTCCACCAATTGATTTGCCTGATGAGGAAACTGCTAGCCAGTACCCTGTTGTGGTGTTGTTCTTGGATGAGATGAACTCGGCAGCTCCTGCAGTACAGGCCGCAGGTTATCAACTTATTCTTAACCGTCGTATTGGTAAGTATGTGTTGCCAGATAACGTCGTTATTGTTGCCGCAGGTAATCGCGAAAGCGACAAAGGTGTTACTTATCGTATGCCTACTCCACTGGCAAATCGTTTTGTGCACTTGGAAATGAAGCAAGATTTTGATTCTTGGCAACAATGGGCTGTTAATAACAAAATCCACAAAGACGTGGTTGGTTATTTGAGCTTTGCCAAACAAGACATGTTTGACTTTGATCCACGTAGCCCAAGCCGTAGTTTTGCTACACCACGTTCATGGACTTTTGTAAGTCAGTTCTTGGCCGACGATGGTGCTACAGATGCAGAACTTACTGATTTGATTGCAGGTACAGTAGGTGAAGGTCTTGCAGTTAAGTTTATGGCACACCGTAAGGTTGCCGGACAGATGCCTAACCCAATGGACATCTTGACAGGTAAGGTCAAGGACCTTAAAGTCAAAGAAGTATCGGCGATGTACTCACTAACTATTAGTATGTGTTATGAGCTCCAGGACCAACACGTTAAGTTAGGCAAAGACAAATTGTCAGAGTGGCACGCCTTGGCCGACAACTTCTTGCGTTTTATGATTGACAACTTTACAACAGAGTTGGTGGTTATGGGCACAAGGGTTGCGTTGACAACTTATAACTTGCCAATGGTACCAGGTAAGATGAAGAACTTTGACGAGTTCCATGCCAAATACGGCAAGTACATTATTGCCGCAAGTGGTAAGTAAATAAAAAAGGGGCCGAGGCCCCTTTTTAACACACTTGGAGTTTTTATGATTGTAACCAAGTTGGATCAAAGATATTCTGGATGGTATGTGTATCCTTATATGGTCGAACCATTAAAAGGAACAAGATATAGCCTAGACCGTCGCAATGAATTTTTAGTCTGGAGAACATGGTGTTGGGACGCATTTGGTCCTGGCATGGAAAGAGACTTTGCTGTGGCCGCAGATGAAAAACCTGTGTGGGCATGGTACAGTGAAAATGCTAAGTTTAGAATATATGTTACCGAACCTGCGCTCACATTATTTAAACTAAAATGGGTGTAAAAAGTGTTGCAAAAATACAACATACCGCCGTACAAAAGTGTGTTATAATATAAACATATTAAGGAGAAAGCAATGACAGAAGTCGCAGAAAAACCCCAAACTGATCCCAAAATTGACCGTGCTGCACAAGAAAAACTTGTTACTGCTCGTATTGGACTATTGCTTAAAGCACCGTTCTTTGGCAACCTTGCTACAAGAATGCAGTTAATCAATGCCGATGGCTGGTGCACAACCGCCGCGACTGACGGTCGTAATTTTTACTATAGTTCTGAATTTATCAATTCGTTGCCACTTAAACAAGTTGAGTTCCTAGTAGGCCACGAAGTGTTGCATGCAGTCTATGACCATATGGGACGTCGTGGTGATCGTGATCCCAAAATTGCTAACATTGCCGCAGACTATTGTGTAAACTTTGACTTGGTAGAACAAAGAGTTGGTGAAAAAATCAGTGTAGTTCCTATTTTGTATGACACCAAATACAAAGACTGGAGTTATGAACAAGTCTACGACGACTTGATACAAAATGCATCTAAGATGAATCTAGATGAACTAGCCAAAAAAATCTTAGACGAGCACTTAGATGGTGATGGAGAAGATGGCAACGGCGACAGCAAAAAACGTACGCATAGTGGCGGTAGTCGTCCTAAGTTAACTGAGGAAGAAAAGCGTCAAATCCGCGATGAGATCAAAGAAGCAGTTCTTGCAAGTGCACAGGCAGTTGGTGCTGGCAACTTGCCTGGTGGTGTTAAACGTTTAATCCAAGACTTGACTGCTCCGGTTATTAACTGGAGAGAGTTGTTGCAACAACAAATCGAGTCTACTATTAAATCAGACTTTACTTGGATGAAGCCTAGTCGTAGAGGGTGGCACATGGACGCTGTTATGCCTGGAATGATTCCTGGCAATACTGTCGACATCACTGTTGCTATTGACACGTCTGGTAGTATCAGTAACGAGGACCTAAAGATCTTTTTAAGTGAGATCAAAGGCATCATGGACAGTTACGATGAATATTCTATCAATGTTTTTACTTGGGATACTGCTGTGCACAATCCACAGACATATACAAGTGATAATCTAGAAGATATTCTAGACTATGAGCCAGGTGGCGGTGGCGGTACTGATCCTCATGTTATCTGGACTCACTTAAAAGACAATGGCCTAGAACCAAAAAAACTTGTGGTGTTTACAGACTTTTGTTTCTTTGGTTGGAGTCCAGAAGAAGTAGAGCCATATTGTGATACAGTTTGGATTATTAAAGGCAACCCAAGTGCTCGACCTGAGTTTGGCGTTTGGGCTCACTACGAAAAAGAAGCTGGACGATAATATGGCGTGGGCGGGTGTCTTTTTGTTAATAATGTTTGGGCACCCAATCCTTGGGTTTTTGTTAGCATTCGTAATTACAGTATCGGAGTAATAAAATGGTTCAAGTGTGGGATAATGATTTATTTTTGTTTTATTGTGATGAATTGGAAGCAGACTTGTATGCGGATCAAGGTTTCAACATTGTGAGAGAATCATGAGCGGATACACAACTTATCAACGCTGGCAACGCATCGAAGCACAGGCAGCTATGATGGGATTTCGATTGGCCAATCCCAAACATGGGGCATGGTGTGGTATTGATCGTGGACCAGATCAAGTTGCTTTGTATGCAAGAAATGATTCGTTGCCCGCATACTCGCGAGACGCTGAACTATTTGTTGGCACATTCAGCGAAGTAGAAACATTCTTGATAGGTTGGGGCAAAGCACAACAGTATGATTATCTGCTGCGGATGACCGACCCAAAGCGTCGCCTTCGGTTTGAAGCAAAGGAAATCGAGCGTCAGCGTTTGGAAAAGGAACGTTTGGAAAAGCGCAAAATGTTTGCTGTGTTGTCCAGTCGTACCGAAGAGGCTGTTGATCGGCTGGTCAAATAGGAACAACTCATGTTGAGAGACGAAGACGTATATTATCCTACCCATAATCATATGTGGGATTATATACTAATTGGCAGTAATTGCCTGTTGGTATTTTGGGAAATCTATGTTATAATAAAATGCTTAATAGGAGATTAAAATGGAAATGATTTATTCACAAAAAGTTAAAACAATTAAACTTGCTCGACCAATTATTGATGATCTCCAGGAGAGATTGCTTCGTGCAGAAGATCTATTACAAGATTTAAGTAGAGCAGTAGAAATCGCACAATATTCAGGCCAATACCAATTGGTAGACAGCTTTAGGCAGTCGGCAGAAACTCACTTACAAGATCGCTTGGAAAGGCCTGATTCTAGCATATCCGCAGACCAACAACGAATTGTTCTTGTCTCTGGTACTGACAAAACAAACGAAAGTGCACATACAACTTAAAAGGATTCGCAAATGATTACATTAAAAGAATGGTTAGAAATTGTAGATTATCGTATTACTGAAGGCAGTGACTATTACAATTCTGAATATGGCGATAGTGTTTACTCATTGGACAGTTGGAATGGTGAACAAACTGGTCACAGTTTTTCAATAATTTTTGATACCAAAACTCAATCTGTATTCGAAGTGCAGGCACACGACTTCAAACACAATAGGGCATATCGTATGATTGCTGATGGGTTTACAAAAAATGATGATAAAGCCTGGGACGACGTTAACTATGTTGATCTAGACGTCGATGACGACTTTATCCAAAAAGCATTAGCAATTAAAGCCGGAGAAGACTACGATACTCGAGTTAGTATTGAATTAGATCTTGACACAGATTTAGAAATCGAATTATATCGTATAGCGCATAAACGAGATATAACTGTGAATCAATTGGTTGTAGAAATTATCGAACACATGCTTAAGAGAGAAAGCAATGATTAAATCATTAACATCCTCAACCCCTTATTTAGAAGTATCTGGGGGCAACAATTACAATAGTTTCCATATAGATTCGTATAAGGTTCAGCAAGGTATTGCAGGGCAGGTTCGACACAATGGCAATGATTTTGAAATCAACGATGGATCAAGTTGGAGACTATTAGGATCTTCCTATAATACCAATATAAATCTGTCACATGGTGCTACGGCCGCACTCGATTGGGCACAACATAAAATGAAAGTTGAACGTGAAGCAGAATCACTTGCTGCCTCCAGTGAAACAGTAAAAGCCGCGTTAGCAGAATATCGTGCTATATTACAAATAGCCGAAGAAAGACTCAATGTGGTTGTGACGCTAGTCAAAGAACATGCTTAAATATCAAGAACCCAATCCGCTAAACATCCACGGACTCAGGCAGTTAGACTATCAACCGCCACACTTTACGCCCGTTCATTTTGAATTATATACGTCAGCAAGAGAATTAGAAAATTGGATTTGGGAGAACCTTGAAGGTAGATTTTATTTTGGGGATCATTTCCAAAATGTGGTTGAAGACAACAATCGCATACATATTGTCAAGTGTGCGGCTTTTGAAAATGCCAGTGAAGCCAGTTATTTTAGTCTTGTTTTATCTACAATTAACGTAAAAGAAGAATCAATCTTCTAAAAAAAATTTCATCGATTCTAACTCGGTTAAATAACTATAGTTATTTACAAACGGAGTAATCTATGAACGATGATACAATTTCTACTACACCGCAACCACAGGCAAGCGCACCAAATTTAGCGTTAGCAGACTTAGTTGCAGTAGTAAACCTAATTCAGATTGTTAGCCAGCGGGGTGCTATTCGTCCCGAAGAAATGGCAGTAGTTGGGCCACTATATGATAAATTAATTGGCTTCTTAAAAAGCACAGGAGCATTAACTCCGCCGCCGGCTGCACCTGAAACACCAGATCAACAAGGAGAATCCGAATGATAAAACATGTGGGAAAACACAACAGTAAAAAAGTTGTGATATTATATAGACAAGTTCCCGGAGAAGACCATATGGCATTAGTTACCTACAGTGAAACCCTGCCACGGTTAGTACATGACGAAGTCATGAAAGCACTAGAAAGCCCAATTGGTCAAAATGCCAAAGAGTTTAGCGATGTATTGTTTAGAACAGTTATGGCCGATGGCACTAATGCTTTAACAACACTTCATAAAATGGGATGGATTAAAAAAGTTCCAGCAAATCAAGTTTTGGTTACGCCAAATGCTCAAAGCAGTGTGCGTCTTGATGAACTAAATGAAATTCTAAATGAAATGGCTAAAGGTGAAGAAGCAATCTCTAAATTAGCCGAACTTGACAGCCAACGTGGGATGGCGCCAAACAAGCGTTCACCTAAACAAGCAAGTCCTGCCGAAGTAGGTATTCGTACCAGTCGTGAAGCACAAGGTAATACAAGTGCTGCAGAGTATCTCAAAGACACACTCGATGATACAGATTTAGCAACTCAGCGACTAGCACAAGCATTAAAAATGGAAAATGAAGCCAAAGGTCTTTTGGCAGAAGCAGCACGACTAAAAGCAGAAGCAAATGCATTACAACCCACAAAAACTAAAAATGTCGGAACAAAAACCAAAAAAGCAACGACAGCCAAAAAGCAAGCGGCTTAATGTCAGCAGTAAAAAACAATGGGAAGAACTTCTTAAAGGTGTAAACAAAACAGAAGTTCCTGTTAGTTTGTTATTGAAATTAAACGTTAACTTGAAAGACGGCACAGTAGTAACTATCGACATTCGCCAACTATTAAATGAGGGGTTGAGTGAAGATGAATTACAATACCGTATTGAAGAAAAATTAGATTCATTAGAACAAGTCATCAACGATGTTGATTTCTTTATTAATGTAGATGCAGTTGTTAGCACAGTTAAACCAGTGACAGATAAGTTATTAAAAAATTTATGATAAACGCAATATTCGCAGTTGATAGTACAGGAAGTTTAGGCCTAGATGGGTCTTTACCATGGGCCCCTATTGCTGAGGATTTTGCTTGGTTTAAAGAAAATACAATGAATGGCGTCGTGGTTATGGGCAGACGTACCTGGGATGATCCTAAAATGCCAAAACCATTGCCAGGACGCACTTCATATGTGTTTACTAGTCGTCCAATCGCCAATGCATACACCGCATCTGGTGATGTTTGTGAAAAACTGAAAAAAATTGAACATGCCTATCCAACAAAAACTATCTGGGTAATTGGCGGAAAAGACATACTTGAATCGGCAAGGCCTGTGTTAGATAATCTTTATCTAACCTATATTAAAGCACCACATCGTGCAGATGTTAAAATACATTTAAATGATTATTTGGTTGGATTTCGTGCAATGACTGCTATACCCACAGAGCACCGTCGTTGTACATTTATGATATATAAAAACGTACTAAAGACACTTGACTAACACTCATAGTGTTGTGTACAATACACTATGAAAACATACTTAGCAGCATTAGAAGAAGTACTGAATAAAGGTACTGTTAAAACGGATCGTACTGGAACGGGCACTATTAGCCTATTTGGTATGCAACAACGTTATGATCTTACACAAGGGTTTCCTGCAGTTACTACTAAGAAGTTAGCATGGAAGGCTGTATGCGGAGAACTACTTTGGTTCATCGAAGGCTCAGGTGACGAACGCAGGCTAGCAGAAATCACACATGGATCGGCAGATGGCAAAGTAACTATCTGGACGCCAAATGCATTATCTAGTTACTGGAAACCTAAGGCCAAGTATGCAGGCGATTTGGGTCGTGTCTACGGAGTGCAGTGGCGTCACTGGCGTACTCCTATAGAGCACAAGAAAGAAACTTTTGTAGACGATTTTGCAAATCGATACAACAGGCAAGGGCTGTTACATGTTCATGAGGTCGACCAACTATCTATGCTGGTAGAAGGTATACGAAAAGACCCACACGGACGAAGACATATATTATCAGCATGGAACCCAGGAGAGTTAGATCAAATGGCACTCCCCCCGTGTCATGTAATGGCCCAGTTTTATGTCAGCGGAGACAATCGTTTAAGTTGTCAAATGTATCAACGTAGTTGTGACATGTTTTTAGGCGTCCCATTTAACATTGCAAGCTATAGCCTGCTCACACACATGGTTGCTCAAGTGTGCGATTTGGCAGTAGGCGAGTTCGTTCACGTTCTCGGCGACGCACATATATATTTAAATCATGTAGAGCAGGTAAAAGAACAATTAAGGCGTGAACCATTACCTAGCCCACAACTATGGTTGAATCCTGACATCCGCGACATTACTAAGTTTACCATGGCAGATATTCGCTTAGACGGATATCAAAGCCTTGGCGCTATTCGAGCGGAAATGGCGGTATGAGATATTTAATAACAGGTGGACTAGGCTTTATTGGGCATAGAGTTAGCAATTACCTGAGCCAGTTTCATAATGTAACTATTATTGATAGTTTAACTGACTACGGAATAATCCCCAAGTTAGAGTTAGATCAGTTAATTTGCGAACGTTTAGAATACGTTAATAAATGTACATTCCTAAAAAACGACATTCGGCAGTTAGCGCATCCTATATTTGAAGTAGATACTGTGATTCATCTTGCAGCCTTTCCAAGAGCAAAAGTTGTAAATAACAATCCCGTAGAGGGTGCAGATGTATTAACCGCAGGATTATTAAATTTATTAACATTATCTGCACGAGAAAAAATTAAAAGATTTGTCTATGTTAGCAGTAGTATGGTCTATGGTGATTTTGAAAATGGCACCACCGAAGATGCTGTGTGCGATCCGCAAGGTATATATGGTATATTAAAATACACCGGAGAATTATTAGTTCGCGATTTTTGTACACGGCACGGCATTGAATTTGTTATACTGCGTCCGAGTGCGGTGTATGGTCCTCGTGATGTCGAGGACCGTGTAATCAGCAAGTTTCTTGTGGCAGCAATGAATAATCGTGACTTAACTGTTCATGGTGCCGGTGAAATATTAGATTTTAGTTTTGTTGATGATGTGTCGTTGGCAGTTTGCCAAGCAGCAACAAGTTCTCGAAGTGCTGGAAATACCTATAACATAACACTAGGACATGGGTATACCTTATTAGAAGCTGCAGAATTAGCAGTTAAAATAACCAACAGTCAAAGTCAAATAATTGTTACAGATAAAAATCCCGATTTCCCTAGTCGTGGCGCATTAAACAGCGATCGTGCTCGAGAGGACTTTCAATTCTCTCCTACAGTAGAATTAGAAACAGGGTTAACAAAGTACTATGAGTGGCTCAAAAATAATCCCATTTTTCGGAATACAACGTCAGTATAAAAATCTCCGAAACGAATTACTTGATATAACTGATCGAGTATACACCAGCGGCCAAGTATTAGATGGCAACTACACCAAGTACTTCGAACTAGAAATTTCAGAAAGATGCGATAGAGCCTATGCGGTAGCAATGGGTTCTTGTACGCAGGCACTTATATTTGCAAATGCATTTGGGGCGAAAAAAACAAATAAAGTTATGATACCGGCAATAAGTTTTGCTGCAACATTAAACAGTGTAATAATGGGTGGATGCGAACCTGTGTTCTGTGATACTGATGACGCTGGTTTAATTGATTTGGCAAGTGTTGATTTTGCTATTGCTGGTGCAGGAGTGTCAACAATAAACTATGTGAATCTATGGGGACATACTGTTAACTGGGACAAATTTAGAATACACACAGAATTCTTTAACCAGGATCTGTTTATTATAGAAGATGCGGCACAGAGTTTTGGTGCAAGCTACAAGGAAATTCCGTCGGGCAAAATGGGCACAGTAAGTTGTTTGAGCTTTGATCCTACCAAAAATCTCAACAACTACGGGTCCGGGGGCATGTTGCTTACCGATGATGTAGACATATACAATGCTGCAGTTAACTTTAGGGACAATGGTAAAATGGACGGGCATCATGACATCGGAACTAACTCAAAAATGAGTGAAGCAGACTGTGCACAGATGTTGGTAAAGTTGAGACACTTTGATGCATGGCAGACACGCAGACAACAAATAGCCGACTACTATGCCAGCAACCTATACAGTTATGTGGATTGTGTGTTGCCCAAACACGATGTTACAAGTGCCTGGAGTAAGTTTGTTATTAGGTTAACTCACAGACACGGACTACGAACACATCTTAGCAACAACGGCGTAGAAACAAAGATACACTACGATAAAATCTTAACAGAGTTGCCGATTGGCTATGAATATACTGATTATATAAATGAATCTTTTAGAGAAGCACACGCATTTACTAGAGAGTGTTTGAGTTTGCCAATCTACCCCGAACTCACAGACGCCGAAGTAGAGCACATTGTTAAATGTACTCTAGATTACTTGCGTTGATAATAATCGTTTAACCAAGCCCATTCAAACGATAACTTTAGTTTTTCGTAATCCCCGCTGACACTATTGTAATAGTCAACAGCATCACGAGCTCCGGCCAAACAATCTTCAGCAAATGCACCTTTGGCTTGAGTTAGCCACACATCAAGTCTATGTGCAGTTTCAAGCGTTGGTTCCGTAGCATCAAAGTGTTTTAGTTTAACAACTTCGCGGAAAGCAGTGCGCCAGGTCATCCAAGCACTTTGGTTAAAATGTGCTGTTCCTGACAGTATTGGCACAGATTCGTGTGGTTGGCTTAGTGTAAAGTCAATACCTGGATTGTTATTTTGCAGAACCAAATTCTTGTTGTAACATATTATTCCTTGGTGCCCATATTCCAATCCGTTTAAGGGATTACGTGCATTGAAGATATAGTGCTTGGGTCCTTGCCAGTAGTCGGGTTGCCAGGTAAACCATGGAAATTCTCCTCCGGCAACTTCCAACTTGGCAAACACAGCAAAGAACCAAGGTGTGCGACTACGACGTGCAGCTTCTTGGTAGGCCGCAGTACGTCCATTGACTCCACGCACCCATTCAATGTCATTGGTATTGCTTTGATAGCACAGGTGCTCATACCAACGTTGTTCGTCGGGTTCTCCGTTGCTGATATATACAATATCAATGCCCGGCATAGCACGGCCAGGATAGTAGCCATTATAGGCTTTTTCTATGCGGTCTAGGTAAGGATAATCGTAGATTTGTGTCCTTAAATCAGCCTTTATGTCCCGGGGTACTATACACGTAGCACCGTTGTTGGTTACTCTTACTACAGTACGATCTTTTTTGGTCCATAAACACGGAGATTCAGTTCGAAACTGTGATACAGCATCATTGGTAAACATCACATACGGAGTCTCGAAGTTGTAGTTCTTGATTTCTTCTATCAAGTCATCAGATTCATAAACATGGACCGGCATTGGGAACACCGGAGCCTGATTTGTTTCAATGTAGTTGATCACATTAAACCAATCCAACAACTCCAACTCAACCATTTGTGTCTTGAATGATTCCACATGTATGTAGAATGTGTCACCACGTGGTCTACGGGCAGATCCAAAGCAATGTATCATTTCGCGTTGCCAGGGTTCTGGTTGCCAGGTAAAGTCAAAGTAATCGTAGTTGACCGTACTGTTTAGTATCCAAACAAATTCTGTTTCGGCGGTAGTCATAATACGTTTAAATGTATCAAGATAGTTGTCTACAAAACGTGTGCGCACAATCTCTGGATATTCGGCTTGTAATATTTTAAACGAAGTGTCGCTTTCGGGATTGCCGTGGTCAACAAAGTAAATGTTATTTAGATTTTCAGGCTTTGTTACTGTTTGGTTTGTTACAAAGTTCAAGTTGGGAAATTGTTCAATGCCGGCGGCCCAGCGACTGTGTCGTTCAAACTCCCACCGGTTGATCAAGAATGTGTCTGACCATTTGTTGTGTTGACTTGGGAATACGTGTGTCATATAACTCTGCCAAGGTTGAGCGTGCCAGGTAAAGTCAAATGTGTTATAGTTGTATTCGCTGCTAATAACCCAAAACTTATTTGTTTTCGAACGTGCCACGCATCTTTGTATAGTGGCCATTATTGAATTTGCATAACGTATACGCTGTATGTTAGGGTACTGAGCTTGTAATCGATCAAATCGTACACCGGCAGTGGCATTGTTGCGATCAACAAAGAATATATCTAAGACTTCTACAGATTTTTTTAATTTTATAATACGAGGTATTTCAGATTCAAATCTAATATCTGTAGCACCGGGTACTGTGTAGGTTAACCCTACGCTGACTTGATGTTCAGTGCCAAAGTGATAGATGTACGGTGGGTTGCCAGGATCAGGTACCCACGAAAAGTCTATGTTTGCAGCATCTACTTCTTCGGGCACAGTCCACTGTGTTTGATCTGCAGGTAGTCTAGCACGTGGTTCATCCATGTACTTGCGTTCTGTGGCTCCGGGCATGTGATACTCTACTGTGGCCATTTTTTCTGCGGGATACCACTGATTACCAAACACATAGATGTAGGCCGGAGATCCAGGTTCAGGATGCCAGGAGTAATCCCATTCACAGTCAATGATGGTATGCCAATGATGATCGCGATGTTCGGTCAACTGTGCCGTCGGATACTGCATGTACTTGCGTTCTGTAGCACCTGGCATATGATATTCAACAGTAGCATCAATTTCGGCAGCATAATATTGATTACCAAACACATAGTTGTATGCAGGAGATCCGGGTTCAGGCTCCCACGAATAATCAAACGTGATATTTGGATAGTTTCTTATAAACTTATCAGGATTACCAATTCTACGAGCCTTTGGCTCTGACATGTATTTTCGTTCTGTGGCGCCATCAACTTGATATTCCAATGCCGGGCGAATCTCGGCAGACATCCACTGATTACCAAATACATAAATATAAGGAGGATCAGTGGGGTTAGGTTTCCAACTATAATCAAATTCTTCTATGTTGTCTAATAAAATCCAATTTCGATACTTGGCTGATATCTTTGCTACTGCTTCCATGTATTTTATTTCATCTCCGCCGGCACGGAATATCACTGTGGGTTCTAATACAGCAGGATTCCATTGATTGCCCCAGATATAAGTCAGTGGGGGTTCTTTGGGGTTTGGATGCCAACTGTAATCAAATTCATCTATGTCGAATTGGTTTTCAAACAACTCAGGTTGTGGTAATCTAACAGTTCTGGCTTCCATGTATTTTACTTCTGCTGCACCCGGTACAACATATCTTAGACTAGTATGGTATTCTGCAGGCCAATGTTGATTGCCCCATTCATAGATATATGCAGGATCACGAGGATTGGGTACCCAAGACCAGTCCCAAATATTTTCGTCAATGGGTTCTAGTATTTCCCAATTTATTCGTGATGGTAACAGGCGTGCAACTATGCCTTCTACAAATTTTTCTTCTACAGCACCCGGCACAGTATATTTTACTGTGGGCATGATTGTTCCAGGATAGTGTTGATTGCCAAACACATAGATATAAGGGGGATCACCAGGATCTGGATGCCAAGAGTAGTCAAACTTTATTGCATGGTCAACAACAATTGTCCAATTTGTATCTGTTGGAGTTAATGTTGCAATTAATTCATCTACATATTTTTGTTCGGTGGCACCTTCTACATGGTATTCAACTGTAGACATTTTTTCTGCAGCATGCCATTGATTGCCGAACACATAGATATAAGGTGGTGCACCTGGATCAGGTTCCCATGAATAATCAAATACACACTGTGCATTTATTTTAAAATTGCCAGGAACACTTCGACGTCGTACCTGTAATTCTGATACAAATTTATTTTCTGTGGCACCAGGAACACAGTACACCACTGATGCACGAACTTCTGGTGGATGCCATTGATTACCGAACACATAGTTGTATGGCGGATCTGTTGGATTAGGGCGCCAACTAAAATCAAACTCTTCTACTTCATCTAATATTTCCCAGTTAGTTATGTCTGCGGCCACTTGGGCAACAACGTCATCAATATATTTTATTTCTGTAGCATCATGAACTGTGTAAACAATTGTAGGTTCTAATACTGCAGGATTCCATTGGTTACCAAACACATAAGTGTATGGCGGATCAAGCGGATTAGGATGCCATGAATAATCAAATTCGGCAACTGCAATGTTAACGCCAAATGCCTGTGGATTATCTATAGCACGAACAACAAATGCATCCACTAACTTGACTTCGGTGGCACCTGGTACTACATATGTCACACCTGATGCACTTTGATGTTGATCAGGGAAGTGATAGATGTAAGCGGGGTCCATGGGATTGGGACTCCAACGCCAGTTGATGCTTGCAGGATCTATGTGGTCTGGAATTGACCACTGTTCTTTCACCGGCAGTCTATGCACTCGCATGCCGCCGTCATGATAGCACTCGGCACCTGCAGGATTTTGTGTTAGATACACATTGCCGTTGTTGTTGTGTTGATCAGGCCAGATGTGAGTATAGTCAGATTCCCAAGGTACAGGTTGATATTCAAAATCAAATCCAGTATAGTCATTGCCGCCATAAATATACCAGTAGAAGCCAGTTCTACTTTTCTTGGCAGCATCTTCCAAGCTGTCAGCAGCTTGTTCAAATTCAAACAAATTGGGCTTTGGCCCATAATAAAAAACGTCAAACATGTATAATCTTCACAGTCATTATGAGAATGTGTTTAATCTATTGAACACTATTATAACAGATCCTAGAGTACTTTATCTACATCCTTTTGGATCAACTAAACCAGAAAATCTGGAATTATTGGCACAAAATACAGATGGGTGGGATAGTCGTGTCCGGTGGCACAGAGGACCATTGTTTATAATGTATGATCAAGAACCTATACTAGATGTATTTAATGATGAATTATTTACGCATATACAAAATTCGTTTCGTGGACCTTTTATATTGGTGACCACAGAAAAAAATAGTGAGACTGTTGATAGGGTTAAAGAAAAATTTGGGTGGCCAATTGTTTATTATTTTCATCATGTATTCGCTGCACATGATTGGTACAGGGGGTATCAATTTGATAGTTTATTGATACCGCCAGAAAAAAGAACAATTAATAAAAAATATATAACATTTAATAGACTACATAGTGCAGGAAGAATTTATCGTTGCTTACTTATAAATGAATTAATTAAACATGAAATTTTAGATCAAGGACATGTTAGTCTCAATGATGTGTGTCCAGAAAATAATTTAGATTATCAAACTAATTTATTACAAACAACTTTTCCAATACCAAAAGAATTAGTAACAGAAACAATAGCAAATATAGATCGAGTTCCTAAACCATTAAGAATTGATTATAAAGATCAAGAGTCTATTCCTAACCATAGTATGGTGTTAAGTGCGGTAAGAGAAACTCAAGAAAGTTTTTTATATGTAGTTACAGAAACCTGTTATTGGGAACAAAAATGTCATTTAACAGAAAAAATATTTAAACCGATTGTAAGTCGTATGCCATTTATACTAGTAGGTCCGGCACATAATCTTGAGTATTTAAAATCTTATGGATTTAAAACTTTTGATTGTTGGATAGATGAAAGTTATGACTCTATCAAAGATCCAATTCAACGTATGACTGCTGTTGGACAAGTATTAAAATATGTATGCGATAAAACTACAGATGAATTAAAAACAATGCTCTTAGAGATGCAACCTGTTATAGAATATAATTATAATTTATTTTACAGTCCAGGATTTTTACAATATGCCTGGGATGAATTTAAAAGTAATTTACAACTAGGGATAAATTCTATCCCCGGCCTTAAGTAACACAACAGAAAATTTATCTGTTTTAAATTGTGTATTAAGTTTCTTTGCAAGATTGATGGCATGTCCCGGATTAGAAAAAGAACATTTACGATATTTAGGACCAGGATAACTGATCAGTGCATTTGATGTTTTTAGATTAATAGGCATGTTGTCATAAAACACCGCCCAGATACCTTCGCTAGACAATACTTGATCACTTTTATAGGTAGTTTTGTTAACATTTTCAAGTAGGATAGTTGGCTTGGGTCTTGACATTATATTTCCTTGATTACTTATTTATCTCTTTAAATACGCACTTTATTTGAAAGCCCCACCATCCATAGAAATTTGGACAATTTCTGAAGTGTTTACTGCAACTGGTTCACTAGCTAATTCTGCAAAATTTGCTAATAATGTAAAGATATCGGCCTGTAGCGCACGTGCTTCTTCGGCACTTAACATTAGTTGTCGACTGTTACTTTGATTCATGACCTGTAGTTTTTCATTAAACTTACGCATGTGAATACTTAACTGTTGCATTGGTTTATCCTTTGTTGTGCTTCGTCTGCAGTTTTAAACGGGCCTTGGAATTCGTATCTTTTTAATGTAATAATTTTTGGACAATATGTTTTTACCCATTGCTGGTTATATTTTACCAGATAATGTCCGGCACAATAAAAACTCTTACTTTTTAAAGTTTTGCTGTATATTGGCAATCGTCGGCGTACATCCCATATCTCATTGTGCGGCCTAGAGCTACATGGATAGCCGTGCACGTTGTGACTAATGTTTGTAGATTTTGCTAAACGAGATCGATCAAACACAATGTTATATTTTTCGCTTATTAATTTTATAGTGGAAAATACTTCACGTTGATCATCGTGTACATAAACAAAGCCTCTTGGCTCTAATGCCATAATAGTAGCAACTTTACTACCATCTTTTTCTACTACCCAACATTTATTTTTAACTATCGATTTTGCTAGCATATTCATATTATGAAAGTATGAGACCTATTGTAAGATAGGTTATTTGATGAGCCATTTGGTCTAGGCCAAAATCACACCAGAACTGTTTTTCTTTAATATTGTTGTTACCGTAGTTCATTTTCACCCAATCTATGTGATAATGAATAATTCCGTCAAATAGTCCTAGTAATAATCCAGCAATAACAAAATTACTACCCCCGGGAATCATTACACATATTAGTGTACCAAATCCATGTTTGACGCTATGCATTATACCTTTGTAGTCACCATAGATACCTTTGTGATCAATTTCTGTTTGTGTTTGTATTACAAAGTCGCAGTACCAGTGCTTTATTTGTAATAAAATCAACAAAAAGAAAATTTCGGTCATGCGGGATATCCTGCAGATAAAAATTCACTAATCTGTGAGACATTGTCGCTAAGCCGATTAAGTTCGTACTTACCACAGAACTTTAAAAACTGTGCGCCAACCATCGGACGAGATTTCGTTACAGAATTTGTCGAAATAGTTTCTGTAATAATCTTTTTAATATTTTCAGGCTGTGCAGTTAGATCAACTAACACACGATTGCGTTCATAGTCATCTAATACACGATGTTCCTGGCCTTCGTGGTCGGTCCAACGTTGCAGCATTAGATTATTCCACGCATAACCCTTTTTCTCACGGTCTGCGAACGCTTCTTGTAAACCGACTTTATTTTTGGTACCTTTAGTCCGAACACCCGGGTAGGCGGAGAATATGTTATCGGTTGGATCGCCGCGAACGCATTTTTCAAATAAGATCCAAGTTGGGTCAGGGACCGCTTTTGGCTCCTTAGTTTTTTTATCTTTGACTGGGGCACCTTTTTTGTCAAATATGCCCGTGATCGTGTGTAGCTCATCTGTAATTCCGTTATATTGATTCACGTTAGCGGCCAGCAGTTGATGAAAGTCTGAATCCGAACTTACGATGGTATGGTGATCCTCAGGGTGACTCGAGATCCATCCTGCCACCAAGTCATCTGCTTCCAAGTGCTCGTGCCGGAGAACAGTACAATTGGACTTTTCTGATAAGAAGGTTTTGAGATTGTCAAAAGCTTCCCAAAATAGTTGATCTTCTTCTTGTTCTTTTTCTGTGAGCGCGGCTCGGGCAACTGCGCGGTTTTTCTTGTATGGCTCATAATAATCCTTACGCCACGAACGGCCTTCTAAGCAGAATACAACATGATCGGCATGTTGGTCACGCCAACATTTTAATACGCTACTAAGCGTAACATGGATTGCAAAACCCAAACGATCCCAAGTATCACTTTGACGGTGAGCGGCATGTCTGGCACGAAAAAATGTGTTAGCTGTGTCAACGATTAAATAGTTCATAGTATAATAATAGCATATTATTATCGTTGTGTCAAGAAATATTCTGCTATTTTTTGGTGAGTTTTTGGTCCAGGATGCGATCCATCTCTAGCCAAATCAAGCATTCCATACTGAGAAAAAAAAGTATTTGAATCTAATTCGTTAATACTAAAGTTGTATATTTTTGATAACATATAAACTATAGCTTGATTTTTAAAAAACCGATTAGCAGATTCACTTTTAGACATATACCATACATCTTCAATTGATGCAGATTTTGATACTATATTTATAATTGGTATTATTTCTGGCCGATTGGGGTAATATTTTTCAAATCTTGATGCTTCTGGCCAAAAAATATATGCAGTCTGCACAGAAAAAAGAGAAACAACGTTGGTCATTATTCTTGCAACAGTATCTGTTGTACCACCACCGACTCCAAAATTCAGCATAGGAATACCAGTGGCCTGTTCTATTAAGTTAGACCAACGCATGCTTTCTGCAATACCAACCCCCAAAGTATGACTACATCCCAGTGCAATATTTACTTTTTTATCTCGGTACAGATCTAAATTGTATGTTCGAAATCCTGTACTATTATATACATACGGAATATCAATATTCATCCATTCTTGTCTGTTGGGATTTTTATTTAAATTTTCTTCGGTGTCGGTAGCGTCCCAATACAAAGTTGTATTACGTGGAGCAGCAGTATATGGTAAAATTCCATGTCTCCAAAAGTTTTCGATCATCTTGTTAATTCCATTTCTACCATATATTTGAATAAAAAATCGGCCCATGCAGAGTGTGCATCTGCGCCAAAGTGGAAAGATTTTGGATTAACTGTTTTGAAACCATTTTTTCGGCACCAATTATAGTAAGTATACTCATTATCGTATGGTTTTACGTATCTATGATCCCAGTTGTATACTGGTAAACGATATATATTAAAAGATTCATAACAGGTAAAAAACACATGCGGAATTTCTAATAAATTTAGAAAATGGTGAAATTCCCAGATTTTAGCTTCTGATTCCTGTGCTTTTTCTTGGAAGTTTACACTAACAATCCATTCTTTATACCGTTGTTTTACAGCCGCAGGCCAATCTTCTCCTACGCCTCCGGCATTGACCTGCCACCAACGATCTTCTTCGAACCATTCTTCTCGTTCCCAAGTGCTCCAACCAATAACAACATAATCTGGACGATTGGTCTTTAGATATTCTTTAGTCGTTCTAATAATACGATCATTGCTGCTAGCCGACTCAGCATCACAATGTAAAACTGCAGACATCCGATTAGCAAGTTCACAACCCCAACTTACACGGAGATTGTCTGGATGCGGTTGCCGACCCAATCCACGATATAAGTAGTCATCTTCGGCAAAACAATGTGGATTAACTGCTTCGGCTCCGGCTGTATGGCTGTCGCCGTTTACATATAAAATCATGATAATTTTAGAATTAAAAAACTAGATACAAAAGGGTCTTTGACCCAAATCTTTTTAGATTTCAAGTCTATATACCAGCCAAGTCCTCCAACACGATTGTGCAGCCAATACTGTTGAGGACCAACATGCTGGATTAGTAGGTTTACTGCATCTGTAGTTCTACCACAAAAAGGAAACTCAGCTGATCTCTGTTCTTCCATTTCCTAGGTCCTGTCGGTCAATAACCCGTGGTCTAAGTCCCGATGGTTGATTGGCCTCCCACTGTTCAAAGTTTTCCATAACCACATTACGGCAAACATCCTGGAACCAACGATCTACCATGTCGGCATCTGTTTTACCTTGATATCCAGCACGAACTAGATTAGTAATAAATTTATCATTCCAGTCTAATTCAAACGCACCATTGCCAATATTATCAGGATCAAGTTCAACCGCAACAACACTAACCCATGGCTCACCACGTTCTGTGGCAATATCCTTTTCAGATTTCTTAGGTGCACGCGGCTTTGGTTCTTTTTTTGGTGCCTCGGGTTCTGGTGCCGAGTCTGATTTTTTCTTGAAAGTGTTGAAGATGTTGAACATTTTAATATCTATATGTGTCGGGTTTATATGGTCCGTTAACGTCCACGGAAATATAATCTGCTTGTTTTTCAGTTAATCTAGTTAGTGTAGCACCAATTTGTTCAAGATGCAACCTAGCGACCATTTCATCTAAATGTTTAGGTAACAAATATATTTGCCCACGTTGATAGTTATCAGGATTGTTAAATAATTCAATTTGTGCAATTGTTTGATTTGTAAAACTATTACTCATTACAAAACTTGGATGTCCGGTAGCACAACCCAAATTTACCAAACGACCTTTTGCCAACAGAATAATGCGTTTACCATCTGGAAAAATAACATGATCCACTTGCGGTTTAATTTCTTCCCAACCACAATCACTTAATCCTGCAACATCAATTTCAGTATCAAAGTGCCCAATGTTACAGACGATGGCTTGATCTTTCATTGCATCCATGTGTGCACGAGTGACAACATCAACGTTGCCAGTTGCAGTAACAAAAATATCTGCTTTATCTGCGGCATAATCCATAGTGACTACACGAAATCCCTCCATAGCAGCCTGCAATGCACAAATAGGATCCACTTCAGTTACCCATACCTGTGCACTAAGTGCACGCAGAGCCTGTGCGGAACCTTTCCCAACATCGCCGTATCCGGCAACAACCGCAACTTTACCTGCGATCATAACATCAGTTGCACGCTTGATTCCATCGACTAGACTTTCTCGGCAACCATATAAGTTATCAAATTTACTTTTGGTAACCGAGTCATTCACATTAATTGCAGGAATCTTTAAGGTACCTGCAGCAATACGTTCTAGAAGTTTATGTATGCCAGTTGTGGTTTCTTCGGTAACTCCGATGATACCATCCAATAAATCACTGTGGCGATCGTGAATATAACCAGTTAGGTCATGTCCGTCATCAAGGATCATATTGGGAGTCCAACCATTGGGTCCGCGAACAGTTTGTTCTATACACCACCAATACTCTTCTTCGGTTTCGCCTTTCCAAGCAAACACAGGTATCCCAAGATCAGCAACTGCAGCAGCAGCATGATCCTGAGTAGAAAAAATATTACAACTACTCCAACGTACACTAGCCCCAAGTGCAACTAGAACTTTAATAAGTACTGCAGTCTGTATAGTCATATGCAGTGACCCTACAATACGAGCACCAGCCAAGGGTTGTTGATCTCGATATTTTTCCAATACTGCTCTCAAACCAGGCATTTCATGCTCGGCGATAGCAATTTCTTTATGACCCCACTTTGCTAAATTTATATCTGCTACTTTATAATCCATTATTAATCCTTATGATATTTCCATGCTTCATCTGATCCGCCTAGGTGTCCCCAGTCACTATCGGCTACCATAGTGCTACTTATACCTCCTCTAGGACGAAATTCTATTTCAATACGAATACGAGTTGGTTCGTAAGCAGTTTTAAGATGCTGATACATTACATTTAAACTTCTTTCGTAACTTATGATCGTATCTCTATACTGATACAAATATTCTTTTAAACTTTTTAATTCTATGGTCTTTTCGTTACCATAAAACCAAATTTTAATTGCACCAAAATCGGGTTGATCATGAACACCCAGGAATGTAAATTCAGGTATTGATATTCTCTGCTCAAAGCCCTTAGCTGAATTTGGTAATGATTTTAGTATATCGCCGCGTATACTTTGCCATAATTTTTTATCACTCATTATTATATTTTCTTAAAACAAATTAATTTGTTCCCAAGGCAAATCAGACTTGCCGAAATGACCATAGTTTGTTGTAGAACTATATATAGGACGGAAAAGATTAAAACGTTTGATAATACCAGCTGGAGTTAGATCAACATTATTATTTATCCATGCAGTAAGATCTCTATTTAACTCAGTGCCACCGGTTTCTATATAAAAACTCATCGGATCTTTCATACCAATGGCATAACTAATTTGGCAAGTTGCGTTTGGTGCTCGACCCGATGCTACAATATTTTTAGCAATGTACCTCATCATATATGCAGCAGATCTATCAACTTTGGTAGGATCTTTTCCACTAAATGCACCACCACCATGCGGGCTATATCCACCGTATGTGTCAACAATAATCTTGCGACCAGTTAATCCACAGTCGCCATCCGGACCACCTATAACAAATCTTCCAGTCGGATTAATATAAAATTCGGTGTTATTGTCAACATAATTTGAAGGTAATAACGCACGAATGATTTTTTCTACTTCTGCACGTACAGTATCAATGCCGATATCTGCAGAATGTTGGGTTGAACAAACAACTTTAGCAATACGTACCGGTTGACGATTATCATCATACTCAAAAGTAACTTGGCTCTTTGCATCAGGTCCTAACCAACTGAAATGATTATTAGTTTTTCGAACTCGAGCAAGTTCTTGCACAATCCGATGACTCCAATAAATGGCGCTAGGCATGTAGGTGTCAGTTTCGTTACAGGCATAACCAAACATCAAGCCCTGATCGCCTGCACCAAACGTATCTGTGCCTAATGCGATATCTGCTGACTGTCCATGTAGCTCATTATAGATCTTTACAGTGCGCCAATCAAATCCTTCTTGTTCGTATCCAATGTCTTTGATAGTTTTACGGATAGTACTTTCTACTTCTTCTTTGTGTAAAATACCTTTATATTCACCAGCAACGGTAACCATATTTGTTGTTACTAATGTTTCGCAGGCACATCGTAACGAGGTATCTTCTTTAGCCATTATCAAATCTAATACTGCATCACTAATAGCATCTGCTACTTTATCAGGGTGCCCTTCACCAACACTTTCACTTGTAAATAGATAACTCATTTATTTTCCTTTTTAAATTCCTTTACTGCCTTAACCGCAGTTTCTAATGTTCGTGCATAGTCTAGGGCCTGTTGCTCGGTCATAACGATGCTTGCTTCGTATTTGACATATCCTGTAGTTAGCAATTGCCAAATATGTTGCCATCTGTTTTTGCTCCACCAATTTGTCTTTTGTTGAGTATATGTAGTAACCGAAACACCGCTGGCGTCGGCTTCTACCCAGACATTATGATTACAATCGCTATTGCCACATTGGCAAACTACTCCATACACCATAGAGCCGCCCCAGTCGTTTTGTTTGTACACACCTGCTAAGGGTTCTGTGATTTTAGTAGCCATAGTACATGTTCCTTACTATCATGCCAACGAAATTCAAAAACAGGATCACCGGGCCCAGTCCACATCGCCGACCCTTCCACGGCAGTTGTTAACCACAACCAACGACCAGTTATATTACAACGGCGTGGCCACCACAGGAAACGTTCCATCCATACTGCTCGACGATAAAACGATTCTTCTAACTGATCTCTATCCCACCCCGGAGGTGCTTGTGACACTGAATCCAACGGCATCATGTACCCCAAGCGTTCCGGAATAAGGGAACTTGGAGTCTATCGCTATAACGCCAACCACGTTTCATTGCCGCAAGTGCAACATTCTTAGCGTTTAAATTATAAACACTTTCTACACCACCTGTGGGCATTAAGTATACATGTCCACTAAACCCGGCCGCTCTATATTCTTTAACTGCTCGGTTTGCATCTTTAACATCCTCATCTGTGGCTACTACAAATTTTAAATATGCAGTTCCGTAGTCTTGATAGTCAAACACAATCTCCGGCTTAATTGCATCTTCCCATGTTTCTCCACTAACAGGAAGTTTAGCACTAACACTAAAGGTAATTTCTCTGCCGGGTTTACTAGCGGTCCACTCTGTTAAGTATTGTTTGAATTCTGGAGTTAATGATTGAGTGCCATTTGTTTCAAAAGTAATTTCTTTTAATCCTGTCATTGCAGGATGATCCAACAAGTCTGGGTAAGCACGTTGCCAACCTAACAATGGCTCGCCTCCGGTGATGACAAGATGCTCGTCCCTCCAGGTGTTATGTGGGAGAATGTGCATGATTCTATCTGCAATGGCATCACTTGAAAGCATAGGACTAAGTTCTTTAAAATCAGGATGCCAACTAGCGTAACTATCACAACCTGTAGAAACGAGAGGAAGTTCTTCATAATTATTAAATAAATGTACCACTTGTGCAATTTCTTCGGCTTCGGTGCTTAGTTCGCCTTTGGGCATGCCAAAACCGGCACATTTAAAATTACAGCCAAAGACACGCAAGAACACACTAGGTACCCCCATGTATCTACCTTCACCTTGGATGCTATAAAATAACTCTGCGACTTTTAGTTTACTCATAAATTGATGACCATTTTTTAAGTTTGTTGAATTTTGCCTGTTTGTTTTCGTCTAACTTGTCTGTATTTAGAATACCTTGATCTACTAGAATATCTATCATTGCTAACACATCGCCTACTTCTTGTTCGAGAGTTGCTCGATGCGTTAAATGGGTATGGTATGACATTTCGTCTATACCAAATCTTTGTATTTTACTTACTTCTTGGATTATTTCGGCACATTCTTCGGAAAGAATAACTAATGCTTCTAATATTTTGCTATCAACTGCATTGATTTTTTTGTATACAGTAAAATTACGTGATTCTCGTTCAGCACGTTGTTCTATGTGATTATTTAATTTTTTTGCTAACATTATTGATTCCAATGACGTATAACACCTGCTACAATGAACAGATTTGTTACTATAGATATTAACACAATTGTTGTACGGATGCAAGCAATTAAATCTGCTTCTTTGTCCGAATCACCGGCCTTTTCACCTAATGCCTTTGCCCATAATCTCCAGCATTTTTTAATGATTTCTTTTACCATCAAATACACAATTGAATAATAAATTTTGTTCGCCATCATTTATTACACGATGGAAAGCACCATCTGGAATTAGTACAATATCTCCAGCGGTAACATAAAATGGTTCATCTGACTCATCACCAACAATCATCTGTCCGTGTCCGGAGACAAAAATATAAACTTCTTCTTGTCCTGGGTGACGATGTCCTCTAGTTTGTTGCCCTACTCGTAATTTGGTACTACTTAATACCAGATTTTTTAATGTCTTGTTATCTTTTAACACATAGGTTTCGTTGTCTTTTACAACTTCTCCACCTATGTCATAAATGCTATACTTATTCATAATCTGCTTCTGTTTTAATAACTACATTGCCCTCATCGTTGGCTTCAATGATACGCACAATATCGCCTGCTTCATTTTTAATGGCAATCGGACCCCAGATCCACCAGTCAGTATCACTTTGACGCCAACGATCATCTTCACGATCTTCTAATTCATATGGACTATTTTCCTCAAGGAATTCACGAATTTCTTCCTCTTCCTCTTCATCAAGTCCTTCGATTTCAATATCATACCAGCAACCGCCATCAAACAGTTCAACAAGTTCAACATACTCAATATTATTAACTTCACAGTCTAGCATGTTGATACTATCTTTTTTACCATCGCCTCCAGGAAGTTCTACAAACTCAAACTCGGGTGGATTGTCGTCTGTAGTATCTACCGTCCATTCTCCGTAACGATAACCATTAACAACAGTTACCTTACCTTCGCCTTCACGTTGATAGTATGTTTCAACTTCTTGAACATTCTTTTTATGATATGTACTTACATTCCATGTTGCCATTTTAATTCTCCTGCAAAAATATTTCTAATTTTAATTGAAGTTCGGGACCTAACCATCTTACACCTTCGGAATGATCTCTAAGATCATCCTTGATACTTTCATGTAGCAATATACTATTTGTCTCATGATTGACTCGCAAGAATGATTCTATAAAGTCTTTATTATACGTGGAATATACAACTTGGTACATAGGTAATGGGTGAGGACCTACGGGTTGATCCCAAACTCTACCTAGTGTACATCCAGGCTGATTGGTGAACCATTCCCTTATTGCCATAGCTGTGTATCGTTCAGTGGGTGTACCCCAGTATATGTGTGCGTGATAGTCCATTATTTAAACGTTATAGTATCAAAAATTATTACCATGCCTGTGAATAACATCACCAGACTAATGGAACCGGGGTCAACGATATAAGTAGCCAATCCTGCGCCTATATTATAACCTCCTAGAGCGTACCCGATTCTTTTTCGATGCCTACTAAACCAATCTAAAAATTTATTCATTCTTCAACTCCAAAATGTTTTCGAATCTGTTCGCCAATACTTCGACCGGCCCACGTAGGATGGTCCTCACAAGTCTGTAACATTTTTCGCACAATCAACTCAGCGAACTTGGCCAATTCTTCATCATAGTTGCTTGACCAGTCAATAGTGTCGCCTTCGGGTCGCCAACTTTCATCAGCCCAAAAGATAAATCCAGCCTGCTCTGCTAATTCTAAAAATCTTTCTTTGTTCATCATTTAACTCCGAAATGTTTTAATACACTATTCTTTACCTTTAACCGAACATCAGGATGTGAATTTACAGGCATACTTACTTCAGCAACACCAGCACATTCTTTCACAATCAACTCGGCAAACTTTTCAAACTTGTGTTCAATGCCTAATCGTTCCATTTCAGGCTGATGGAATCCTGCCTCATTGAATAAGTGTAGTAATCGTTTATTCATTCCAGCAGATCCTCTTCCCA